CTGATCTCCGGTATTGGTTGCCGCTGACCAATTTCCGGTATTGGTTGCCGCTGACTGATCTCCGGTATTGGTTGCCGCTGACCAATTTCCGGTATTGGTTGCCGCTGACCGATCTCCGGTATTGGTTGCCGCTGACTGATCTCCGGTATTGGTTGCCGCTGACCGATCTCCGGTATTGGTTGCCGCTGACTGATCTCCGGTATTGGTTGCCGCTGACCGATCTCCGGTATTGGTTGCCGCTGACCGATCTCCGGTATTGGTTGCCGCTGACCGATCTCCGGTATTGGTTGCCGCTGACTGATCTCCGGTATTGGTTGCCGCTGACCGATCTCCGGTATTGGTTGCCGCTGACTGATCTCCGGTATTGGTTGCCGCTGACCGATCTCCGGTATTGGTTGCCTTATCGTCTTCCCAATTAACTTGCTCTTTGATGTATTCAACGCCAGCTTTGATAATTCCAGCAATTCCAATTTCTGCTTTCACGGAAATTTTCTTCCCAACTCTCTTGCTATCATCAGATGATTTCTGATTATTCGCTTCAAGCTCCACTTCGCAATATCTGGAATCTGAAGGTGGATAATAATTGAATACATCCATAGGAAATTCGCATGCATGGAATCCATAATTGCAAATGCCTGCTTTTTCTTCTGTGTATTCTTTTCCAATTTCATACTGGAAATCTCTACACTTTAAGTCCTTGTCAAATCCTTTGAAACATTTCATTCTTTCTTTTCCTCCTTCACTTCTTCCACATCAAGCCCAAGCAATCTAAAGCACATTTCTTTAGTAAATGTAAAATCTTTTGTGTTTCTCGCCCAAGCTTCAAATGCCTTTAATCTTCCAACCAGAAGTGCATATTCCTCATTGGCATTCTCTGGAATATAATCTGTGCTCTTAGTTTCTCCCATGATTAGTCCTCCTTATCTTTTGCTCCGAATGTTTTAAGCATTTCTCCCAGAAGCGACACAATCGGAATAATTGCATCTATCTGTTTGGAAGTTTCCTTGATTTCTTTATAAAGTTCTTCCTCGTTCATAATGCCATGCTCGAACGAATGTCTAAGCTGCTCTTTTACTTCTTTCTCTTCTCCACCATTTTTTACGAACATCTCTTTAATTTCATGGGTGATAACTGCATACTCTGAAAGAATATCAATCCCTTTGCCGGAAATGTTAACTAAACCGTTTTCAAATTTAATCATTGTTTTTCCTCCCTATTTTCTTTTATTCTCTCCATCTGAATGGTATAATGTGTTCAGAAAGGAGGTATGTTAAAATGTTTCTCAAATTAAAAATTTCCTGTACTTGTCATTGCGATTACTATATAAGTGAAAGAATAAGTACAGACAAGGTTGTGTGCCCAAATTGCGGAAAGGAACATCCTTATTCTCATAAAATAATTTCAATGCTTCATGCCGCAAATGAGATTGATGATGGTAATGTTCCCGGAGCAGAAACCATAAAAACTTCCGTTATTTCTGAATGGGAAGATGTGACTGAGCGTCAATAACAATCTTCATGTACTCTAAAAAGCCTTTCGCTTCAGTAGCGGACAGACCGCATTCGGCAATTTCATTTTTCACTTTTTCTACAAGGTTGCTTGCCTTCTGTCCGTTTTTGCGGCGATATAACTGATATATTTTGGAATCATAATTGGATAACCTTTCAGAAACGTAATCATCTGCTAACATCTTACGTCCACCTCCTTAACTTGCCATTTCATTTCCCAAAAACTTGTTAATAAAATACAGTTGTCCTTTTCCAGTAACTTTTGTGGTTCTCGTTACTCTGACACTTCCGTCCGGATTCTGAACACTGGATTCCTTAACTTCAAATAGCCCTTGTTCAATGTATCTCTGCATTGGCATATTGTAACTTGCGCCAGACTTCATCAGATAACCATTGTCTCGCATCCACTGGAACAATCTCTTCTGTCCTGTCTGGACACCGTTCTGACAAATCAACTTTGCGAGGTCTCCAATAAGGATTGAAGTGTGGCTGGTTGATACCGCATCGGCAAAAATTGTCTTTGGTCTGTCGGCTTTAATTTTCTCCACAAGAGACTTATTTGTGTCTTTCAGCTTCGATATGGTCTGGTCTGCCATTTTTAAAGCTCTGGCAAATATCTGCTCTGGCGTGTTCCAGGCTTTCTCGAGGTCTAAAAAGTATTGTCGGTATTGTCTGCCTTTTTCTGAACGCTGAATCATACAAATCTGTTTTGCCATATCTATAGAAATTCGATAGTCAGTAATTTCTCTTTCTGCCCCATTATTTACAAGTGTGGAACTTTTCACGCTTGTAAAATCATTTCCTTCTGAGAAACCATATGCAGACATTCTTTCAAACCATCTTGAAAATCTATCTGTAATTTCAAGTCCTGTGTGCAACTCTCTTGCTGATACAGTAGGCTGTTCGCCTTCATAATTAATTGGTATTAATTCGTTCATTAGTCTCCTTTCTGTGATATAATCTCCTTTAGGAAGGAGGTGTTAATTTGAAAAGCTTTGATGATTTTTTAAAAACTGTTGACATGGAAAAACTAATCACCCCAACAGTTAGCACGATCGAAAATACAGATAATTTTGTAACTGTCATTACTGGATTATCTACCTCGATTGCCGTTAATCTTCTACGTCAGTATCACGAATGGATTTCTGAACAGCAGAAGTAATTCCATCAGAAACACATTTTGAAATGCTTTTCCCATCAATATTAGTTTCAAAAATACGTTTCTTTTTAGATGGCTCCAGGATATTATGAATAGCTTGGAGCTCTTTCAAAATAGCGCAAAGAACATTATATGTACCACTCATCTTCCCACCTCCTTATGAGCTTTCCTTCTTGTCAATAGTGTTTTCTGTAGTGTCAATGACACCATTCATATATCCAAGAAGATAGTTTTTCTTATCATCTGGCAACTTATCAATTCGTTCAGTTACGTTTCTGATAAGTTCTTTCTTTTCCTCTGACATTCAATCACCTCCTATTTGTTCATCTGATGTACACAATATACCACACTTAATGTGCATTGTCAATAACTTTTTGTTGACTAAATGTACAAAATGTGATATATTATTTTTAGGAGGTGAGAAAATGACATTAGCGGAAAGAATTCGGTTTGTTCGTGAAAAATACGGTGATAGCCAAACGAAATTTGCCGAAAAAATTAAGATTTCCAGATCTGCTGTAAGCAAGATTGAAAGTGGTGAAAATACTCCTTCTAATCAGACTATTACTTTAATATGTAAGGAATATCACACAAACTATCTGTGGCTAACAGAAGAAAAAGGTGAACAGGAATCTGACAATAGTGATGCGCAGGCTATTGTAGATTCAGTAATGAAGGGCGATAACGAATTTGCTAAAAGTGTTTTGGTAAAATTTGCGAAGCTCAGCGAAGATCACTGGAAACAAATTGAAAACATTCTAAATGAATTGGAAAAGAATTAAAGAAAGGCCGGGGTTAATCCCCGGTCATTTCTTTTATGTAAAGATATTCAAGAAGCTTATAAACACGTTTAAGCGTGTAAGGGTCTTTCACCTCTTCTAAAAGTTTTTTAATTTCCTCTTTGTAATTAATATCATCATTTTTCTTGTAATCCACGTAAATCCCTCCCAATATTCCAAACGTCTGTTCTTATTTATTAAATTATACCATGTTTTCATAACCATATAACGGGATGGAATCATCTCCACTCAAGTCCTTTCTGGCAAGTTGCTTTTTCTCGATATTTTTACAGATTACGAGATTTTTTGTATAAATATTGTGATTTTCGTTTTTCCAAATCGTAATAATAATAGATAGAAATAAAGGGGCTGGGCTTCTGGAATCGAGGGATTTTTTGTGCTCATTTGGATTGCTTTTGATTTCCGTCACCATTTTTGCGATAGTTTTAACCCTCCCAAAGATAATACTACGCTCTGGGCTGAAATACACATGAATCCCAATAAACACATGCACAAACATCAATATTAAGATAATCGTTATCTTCTTACATCTTTCCATCATACAGCCTCTTTACACTATCTTTCTTATATGGTACGATAATATTGTATCAAAAAATATACAATCATACAGAAAATGGCGAAATCAGCACCTCTGGTGGCGAAATTTGCAGAAAAGAGATGATTTGAATGCGAATTGCAATATGCGATGACAACGAACTACAGATTGATATATTTACGCACCGGATTAGTAATTTTCTCAAACGAAGTATGGATGTAGAAGCATTGATTACTCCGTATGATAAAGGGCAACCACTTATTGATGATGTGGTAGATGGAGAATGGTATGATATTGTAATTTTGGATATCGTGTTAAAAGGAGAAAGCGGAATTGAAATAGCGAAGGAATTGAGATTAAATGGCTATAATGGAAATATTATTTTCTGGACAGCCCACAAAGAGTATGTTTTTGAAGCTCTTGATATACTCCCGGTTCACTACATTATAAAAGGTTCTGAAAATGGCAGAATGTATACTGCTTTCAATCACGCTCTTAAGCATATCCATAAAAGCACTCTTATGATAAAAGGAAAGGACTTTATTCACCGGGTGGAATTTCAAAATATCGAATATATTGAGAGCAGAAACAAATACATCATTATCCACTGCACTTGCGGTAGGGTTTATACGGAACGATGTAAACTGTCTGATATTGAAGAATTACTAGATTCCAGATTCTTGAGGTGTCACCAGAGCTACATAATAAACATGGATGAGGTAAAAGAAATAAACACTTCGTTCCTTATGTTTTCTGGAAATACTGTGCCGATCAGAAGAAAAGACTTTGCAAAAATAAGAAACGAGGTTGAAGAATATACGATCCTTAAGTAGCTCCCGGGAAAACCCCGGGAGTATTATTATTTCAGTAATTCGTTGACTTTTTTCTGCACTTCTGTGTAATTGTAGCCAGCAGCTTCCAGGCGGTCTTTTCTGTCCTGTCCATTTCCCCATTCGCCATTGATTACCTCTTTTGCAACCCGGGCTATACTTTTCTTTGCAGTCACGGAATACACAGCTTTTCCGTTCCAATCAAAAACAGAATAACCGGCTTTGCAAGCCTTCTTTGCATTTTTGAGTGACTTGTACGCCCCGATCTGGCTCTTGGAATCCTTCCAGGTCTTGCGGACACGGTAATACTTGTCAACCTTTACTGTCGGCTTTGTGGTTGGAACTGTCACGGTTTCACTGGAAATGAGCTTCTTGAATCTATCCCAGTCACCATTTTTACGGATAACGGATGGACAATTCTTAGCGCACACATCGTAATGCTGCACTACTCGGAATGCCGGGATATTGTACTTTTTCATCAATTGCTTGCATACATCAACGGTATTCTGGTATGCTTTTTCGTAGTTATATCCGGCATTCATACACATTTCAATTCCGATGGAATTATGATTATTTACAGTTCCAAAAAGTTTACCGCCGTAATCTACCCCAACATGCCATGCTCCACGATTGTACGGCAAGGCTTGGTATGCTGACTTATCGTCAACGAATACATGGGCTGAATAGCCATGAAAATTGCCATTATGTTGTGCAGTGGCGTGTGCCTTGGCATCTGCTTTAGCTGCGGTATTATCCGTATTGTGGATGACAATATACAGAGGTGTCTGTCCGGCGTAGCTGTTATTATTGCTGATTAATGAGGTGTTAATATTCATGTATGTTCTCCTTTCATTATTGAGATTAAAAAGTGCATAATAAAAAGCACCCCAAATGGGATGCTCTTTAGCATAAACTCTTTATACAATATACCTACCATGATTAAATTCTCTGTCATAATGACATCACCTCCTTACCACAAGTATAGCTGTACCGTGATAAGGAGGCTATAATTTCCGCAGCTCTCTAACACATAAAATAGTGATTGCCAGTTTTCGAACAAAATACTAAAAATCCAAGAATACACGGCAGATACTCTACCAATAGATTATCCAATTGGCATTTCCATGTGCGCAAATGATTCTAATTCCTACGGATATCCATTAGAATATTCAACAATTGTCACTATTAAATGTTCCTTAAATAGAAGCGTCCAATTTTATTCGACATATAATGGGAAAATTGGTGTCAGAATGGATACCACAAATGGTACATGGAGTGACTGGAAAACATTACTTTAAACATTCGAGCTTCACTATTACACAATTTTAGTCCATACACCTTTTTTCATATCGAGCAGCGGTGATACTTTTCACTAATTTTTGAATGCGATATATATTCCAATCCTATTTTTATTAGTACTTTTAAATAACCTTGTAGCAATTATTTGAGTTAATAATCCAGCCAAAGAATTCCTCCGTTGCTCGATATGAAAAAGATTGGGATAAAGATCATGTGATTTTATGACATTCATCATTTTAACTTAACAAATTTATTTTCAATTATTCCAGTGAGGCTAGCCCCAATAATAACAAAACTGCTGGCTTCTTGTAGATATGTTGCTTGAAAAGCAATAAAATACCCACTTCCAAAAGAAAAAGGATTGTCGGATGGTTCATAAAAGAATCCAATAATAGCTTTGTATGATTTTCCTTTTAATTCCGAAGAAAACGTATTTTCACCAGAGATCACCTTACAAAGACTTATTGAGCTTTCACTATTTAGTGCATTTATCGCCCCTATGATTGTCTTATTATTTGTCTCCAATTTCGAGATAACAGCCGTTGACATTTTATCCACGACATAATCCCAAAACTTGCTCATCAGTCCGCGCTTGTTCGCTCTCGCAGTTGCGTCATACAGCATTACTTCGTCATTATCCGCTAACGTATCTTTTGATGTGTATTCAGTCCATTTTGGCATGTTGTTGCCCTCCTTTAATTATTGATATTAATTCATAAAAAGAGGATGATTTCTCACCCTCTTTATACTGATTTGCTTAACAATTGTTTGATTTCTGCAAGTTCTTCTTTAATGCTTTTTAATTCAGATTTTAATTCTTCGTTCTCGGATTTGAGCTCCTTTATCTTCTCATGATTGAATTTTATCATGGCGAACATGGATGGAATCATAATTCTGTAATTCCAATCCTCTGGCTTCCCATCTGGTAAATGGTTTACTGCAATTGGAAAACGCCTTTCCATGTCCTCTGCAAGAAACATTGGCATTAATTTATCATATCGGCTATCGTTTTTATCGAGATATCCTTCTTTATACTTCGCCCAAACGACCTTTGTCCTATAGAGTTCTTCCAGTTCTTCTTCCTTGACAGTTGTTCGAATTGACTTATACCGCCAGGAAGATGATGGAACCTTAATAACCATGCCTTGACTGTTAACTCCTAAGTGTGTTCCATCTGTAATTGATCCAAGGTTTTCTATACAAAAGAAATTACTTTCATCTCCAAATTCACTAGATTTAGGACTGTTTTTAATTTTTACACCGCCATCAATAACAAATCCGTTTCCATTTGCTTTTAGATCAACGCCATTTATGGTTACCATGTTGTTTTTCGCATCAAGTACAATGGCACCGTTTGCAGAGGTTAATTTTCCATTTGTTTTATCAATCTGCCAGTTTCCAATTTCCCCAGTTAGTGACTTTACGCTTCCAGAAAATTCACCTTGGTTAAAATGAACACCTGTATTGTCAATATATCCAACCTGTGTGCCGCTTGCATTCAGAATGGAAAGCAATCCGTTCCCGTTATTTGAACCGCCAAGCTTCAATGTGCCACCTTGGGCATATGTAAAGGAAAAATACAATTCTCCATTTTCCATGTATATGCCCTTTATTGCACCGTTGTTTGTAAGCATATTGAACACTTGTTCATTTGTGTAAGCATATTCAAGCTTTGGCATGTAAATATAGGTATCAAATTTTACGCTGGACCCAACTGATGATGTCAAGATTCTCAAACTGTTTAAACTATCATTTGGTAAGCTAGATAAAGTTGTTGTTACTTGCAGTCTTTTCCATTCAGTTGTAGTTTTAGCATTTAATATTGTTTTACTTCCAAGATACACATATACTTGTGTTGCAACACTAGTTTTTATCCAAAACGAAAAAGTATAATTTCCAGTAACTTTTATTGGCTTATAATTTTTCGTTCCAAATTGTGCTCCAGTTCCGTTTATTTTGATTGCATTTTTACCGCCATCTACATCCTGAACTCCATACTCATATGTATATGCACTCTGTGTAGACCAATAATCTTTAACATTTTGTTCTGTTAGATAATAGCCTTTAATAATATTGTCCGATGTAATATCTTGGACTTGTTTTACGACTTCTTCCTGTGCTATATCAGTAACGCTTTTATCTCCTAATGTAAACTGTGAAGCTGCTATTGTTACCGCACCGGTAGTTTTGTCAATGGAAAAAGTGGTCTTTCCGTTGCTATCAACAACCCTAATTCCTTTGGCTTGCACGTATTCTCCATTTACATAGACATTTCCGTTTTCATCCAAGTAAATCCCCTGTGCCTTGCCACCATTGGTAAGTTTGTTGAAAATATCAGCTTGTGTCTGTCCATCAACAGCTGATTTTGCTGAGCTATTAGCAATCTCATTGACCGTCTTTCCTTGTAACGAAAAAGTCTTTGGAGCTAGAATAACATTTCCTTTACTGTCGATTTCTAAAGTCACATTTTTGTCGTCATCAATAACTTTCAGCCCTCGACCATTGATTCTCTCACCAGCAAGCAGTCCGGCTAAAATATATTTTGCATTAATGTATACTTTTCCATCTTCGATATAGATTCCCTGTTCCGCTCCACCTTTTGTGAGTTTATTGAACACTTCGTCCTGTCCAAGACTGGTATCATAATTATCAATTGCGTTTTTTATATCGTCCTTATCGGCATACTTGAAATCTATCCAATCAGATGCGTCAAAATTTCCATCAACACGATTTACAGTGGAGGTTTTGAGGGAAGCCTTTCCTTCACTATTGGTTGTCACCCACAAGTCACCTTCGTAATATGGTGGTTTCGGCTGAACCATATAGACAGATGATTTACCGTCTATCTTGTCCAATAATTCATTTGGTATGGACTGTGGCTGCCAGATGCCAGATTTGTATATCCACTGAGTATTGTCTGTGGTATTGTGCCAAAGGTCACCTTCATGCTCTACCTTCTCAGATTCCCATACCAAAACAATTTCATTCCCGGATTCATCCAGAATCTTGTTTCCATCAATATCACACCACGGATATTCCTCTGTTTTTGTCCATTTTACGGATGGATCATTTGGCTGATACCAAGTCTCAATCTTTCCATCAATCTGTGTTTTTAAAGAATTAAGAGAATCTTTAAAAACACCATTGATAAATAAATCTAAAGAACTGTCATCTGTGTATTTTGAAGCTTTTTCCCAATCGGAAGAATCATAAGAACCGCTTGCTCTGGCAACTTTACATCTCATCAAATCACCATTAGAGCCTTGTGTCCATAAGTCCCCAATATCGTAAGGCGGTTCTGGCTGAACTACGAATACTCTACGCTTATGATCTGCCGTGTCCTGTGCTTTTTCTGCGGCGGCAAGTGCTAACGTGATATCAGTATCTTGTACCAGTTGCCACTTCCATGTTGCCCCATCTTGCATAAAACGGTACGCATATCCCTTAGATTTCCAGTAAAATAAGTCACCCTCATGTTTCTTTCGTTCTTCGTTGGTAGTCCATCCAGAAGCCGGGATATTCTGCAAGGTCGGTTCATAGTCATAAAAAAAAGTCTCAATCTGTCCGTCGATTTGAGACTGTAAATTATTGATATCAGTTGTGTATGTATTGCTTATAAAATTATTTACTTCTGTTTCTGCTTTTTCCTTTGCAATTGCATTGACATCTTTTCCTTTGATTTGTACAGAATCTGCATTGATAATAACCCTTCCTGTTGTTACATCAACCAGGAAATTTGTATTTCCATCTTTGTCAATTGCTTTAATAGTTCCTGTATTGATCCAGTCAGCATTAACGCCTGTGGCAGTAAGGATTCTGGCAATTACATCACCATCAACCGTCATACCGCCATTCCAATGTTGTCCACCATCTGTAGAAACAGCCCACGCTTCCGCAGTCATTTTCCATATGATGTTAGAATCGGATAACTGCGGCTTGTTATGAAGATAATAAATGTTGCTTCCGTCCGGCTGTGTTTCCACAGTAGTATATGTACCGGAAGATTCAGACAATCTTTGAGACAATTCTTCAATTGCCTTTTCTCTTGCGGTGCGTTCATCTTTTAAGTTCTTTTTGCTTTCGGCTTGCACCTGTTGGCTTAGTGTATACTGCTTTTGCTTATTCCTAGATACGCTTTTAGCACTGCATTCAAGTTGCTCAAATGCGCCTGGATTCAAAGTAACAGAAGTTAGGAAGCTCTTGTACTGTTTTCCATTTCTATCAGAAATTGCAATGGTGTCACCAGCTTCCCATGCTATATTAGTCAATGCGCCTGTGGTAAATGGTCTGAATTTTAGCCCCACGCACCTGTCTGCGATAATCTGGCAGATTTTCTCCCCGGAGCCCTCTTGGATTAGCTTATTATCACTGATTTCGATAACATAGCCAGATTTCCCCGACTGATATGTTTTTGCTTCATTTTTAGAAGAATTTTCAACGTATTCTGTAACTTTTACACCTGTTATTTCAACATCGTACATCCATGGTGTGAATCCATTTGTATCTATGGCTGTAATACCCTTTTGCATAACAGTGATAATCTGTGCGCCGGTAGTATCTAAGATGTCTTTCCCTTCAATATCTTTCCATGGAGTTTCCACCAAATCATAAAAATTATCCGGTACTTCATTTTTGTACCAGTCAAGGCATAATCTGCCGTATGCATCTGTTTTCGCCCACTGACAGCCCATTTGTGCTACCCATGCAATTACCTGTCGGAAAGTAATGCTGCTATCATCTGGTCGATTCTGAATCACAAAATCATCATTATCAAACCTTGTAGATTGAAGTGTTACTCCGCACACCTCGCAAGCATTCTGGATGATCTGTAATCTTGTTGCCGGATAAGTCAGTTTACTTTCTGAATAATCGCGATCAAATAATCGCATTGAATCTTCGCAAGTTAGGCTGATAATTGCAGTGCTTTGATATGGAGCATCTGTTACCGTCATAGTACAGATACGGATTTTTTCAATACCAGTGGACAATTCAAGCCCAATATGGCAAACAACCCTTGCTCCATCCCAGATGTAATCTGTGTACTTGCCAGAAAAGTTGTTGATCTGCAATGTCAGCTTATTTACAATAGCTGCGCCGATATCAAAAGAACCACTTTGCGATACTGCATCCTCAAATTTGAAGCCATTAGACCATAAGTCTTTGTCGGTAATGGATAATGTGCTTCCATCCGTAAAGGTAAAATCTGCATATTTCAGATAGTTACGATTCCCACTATTCTGTTGTTCTTTAAATTCCGTTGATAAATTTCGCATATCTTACCTCTCGATAAAATCAAAACTAAGTCCTTCCATGCGCTCATTGCCAACCCACCAGCACTTAAAAGGGGATTCCCTGTCACCAACATAAAATGTTCTGGTTTCGTGCTTGTTTGCAGATAACAAGTCTGGATATGTGACTTGTATGTACTCTGGATTTACTGCCTGTATAATTTTGCAAGCAGTGTCCCAATCTGGGCCATTCCAACCTACAGACAGCTTTCGTTTCTGTCCAACTCTGTTTTTGTGCATGGTCGTATCGTCTGTTCTGCCGGATTCTGCCGCCGATATATCCTGTAATCCCCATGTAAAAGAAGAAGGACAGGGCAATGCTACCCCATCCACTTTAAGAAATACTTCTGCCATATGCTAACCCTCATGTATTTTTACACACGAAAAAAGCGCCTACCCTGAAAGGTAAACGCTTTAAAAATTGCTTATTATGATTTTATAGTATAACATACGGTGAACGTATCATTCAGTATACTTTGGTATCATTTAAAATTCTTTTCTTTCTCAAAAAGAGTGTGTGCAAATGCATGAATCATCGCAATAAAAGTTATATTGTGCATTTTTTCAACCATCTCAATAAGTTCCTCTTTATAATTCATTCCACAATTCCTCCTAACACTCTAATCAACTTCTGTTTGCGGTTATACTTCAAAATCTCGGAAATCTGCCCCATCATATCATCCATTGTCATATTACTCTTCATGCTGTTGCAGCGCTTACACGCCAGTTGCAGATTCTTAATATCATTGGTGCCGCCACGAGACAACGGCATAATGTGGTCGATTGTCATTTTCTTAAATTTGACAGGCTTACCGCATATCGCACATTTTCCGTTGCACTTGGCGTACACACTCTTTTTCTGAAAGTCATTGAACTGGATTCTATTTGCCATACGATCACGCTTTCTGCTCCATAGATTCAAGAGCCTTAAATTTCTGTCTTGCTTTATTGGCATAATCGCTCAAAATCAACAGTTTCATTGTCATAAATTGCTTGTTATATGCAAAGAAAAAGCTTTTCTTTTCGTCCATCTCTTCTGTGCTGTTAAATCCATACTGTTCCATGAAATCATCCACAAGAAACTTGATTTTATCAATAGTGTCCTCTACTTCGAACATTGTGTTTTCTCTATCCATATTTTCTGTCATTTTATTTTCCTCCTGTGTATCTCTGTAAAAATCTAATTAAAAGAATCTCTGCTGTGCGTTTTCTGTATCAATCTCATTCTTCAAGAAAACTGGCGGTTTATATTCTCCAATAATCTTGACTGCCTGTTCTACCTGGCTTCTCTTAATTGCCTTGTAGCTTTTTACCTGGAACTGGTAGCGCAGATTGGAATGAATGTTACTGTAAATTTTCTGGCGAATGGAACGGCTATTGTAAGCATTGGATTCCTTACCGCCAAGCACCAGTGTTCCTTTTCTCTTTACGGCTTCCGTGATTTTCTCCGCTTCAATCGGGAGAATCGGCAAATCCATTTTCAAAGTCTCAAACTCTGTCTGAATATCGTCAATCCGCTTATTCAGTTCTACGTTTCCCTGTGCTAGAAGCTGAATCTGTTCGGGAATAGTCATGGGAGAATTCCTCTTTTCTGAAAAAGCATCTGCCAAAATATCCTTTGCTTTTAACTGGTATTCAAGCAATTTGGCTGCTAATTCTGGATGCTCATTTTGCATCTTCTCTGTTATGTTTATTTTTGCAAGCCAAAGTGGAACAAAATCTAATCTAAGTGCAACAGTCTCGTTATTTTTATCAAATACCCCTGCCTCAAATTTGAGGCACCCCATTTGTAATGTTTTATCTTTTTGGACATTCATAATCTGTCTATCTTTTTGTCCTTTGCTCATGCCAAGGGCATTGCAGAAATAACTTACTCCTGCATATACGAATCCATCAGTACCTTTTGCTGCCATAATCATGTCACCTAATACATTTACATTTTTTACTACTAAGTTTTGCATAAAAAAATACTCCTTTTCTCTTGAAAAGAAGTCTCACAAATGATAAGATATTAATTACCAGAGGCGAGACTTCTGGTTGCTTAAACAGTCGTTTGTGCTTTGGTCGGTGCTACGGCTGTTTTTTAGTTTCGAGAATCTTTATCTACTAATTCGATTCCCTTTGTGATAACTTTTGTCTTTGTAACTTGAAGTCTTTTTGCACATTCCTCTAATAGTGCATTTTCTTCCTGTGTAAGTCTGACTTCCAATCTTACGCTTCTAGGATTGTCCGTCAACTTTTGCCCTATTTTGGGAGACATTTTATCACTCCTTTCAGATTGTACGTACATTTTGTACATCTTTAATATATCAGTTTGTACGTACAATGTCAACCATTATTTTAACTTTTTCCTAATTTCCTATTCCACTATCCGTTTTGGAATGGTAAAATATGTGTATCACATTAAAGAGGGGGATTTTACATGAAAAGAAAATTTTTTATGATTTTGGCTTTAACATCCATTTTTTCAAGTGTTACGCCTGTGTTCGCTAAAACAGATAAAGAAATTCTTTTTAGGGATATTCCATGGGGAACTTCTTTCTCAGATACAAAGGATTTGTTTCCAGATCAGTGTCTTTATGGCATACAATTAGATGGGATAAATGCAATGAGTACAAAAGAAATATTAACTGGTATGTCTGACGATTCCAATGTTTATGATGGTAAAATTTGCCTTTATGCTCAGCCATTAGATATAGCAGATGTAGATGTAGCTGGATATTCTACTCCTTACTTGAATTTTTACTATTCTTATAGCATTAATGAAAATAAAATAGATTTTGATGATAGTAACACTTTGCTATATGGTGCACAATATGAATTTGAACCGCAAGATATAGACTCTATGTATTCTGATTTACTTGAAAAACTTTCATCTGTCTATGGTAATCCTGATAAAACAGAGAGCGATACTACTCAATGGGGAATAAAAAATATTTATACATGGTGGTATGGTGCTAACAATACTTCTTTAGTTCTTCGGGCATCTGATTTATCAGATTATGATGATGATTTAGAAAATAACAAAATATATATTTCTTATGCCTGGCAAAAAGGAGATGAATTATTAAAAACTGCCGATGATACATTATCTCAAATGCAAATGGATAGTGAATCTGAAGTTTATGGAAATGGCATAACAAACGGATTATAAAAGGCTAGAGATTTCTCCCTAGCCTAATTTTTCTTTTACCATTCTGGTGCTGGCATATCACGAACATCGTATGACATATTTACGTATACTTCATAACGATCTGGAATTATTGTATTATAATTTAAATCAGTTGGAAAATATGATTGTAAGTAATCAACGCTTCCTTTTCTTTGAACATTAGCAAACAAACCATCGTCACATCCAATTATTCTATTATTTTTATAGTATACAACTGCCATATGGGTTCCACGATTGTTTTTTCCGTTATTCTTAACTGTTAAAACAACACCCTCTGTTCCTAAATTTGATGTATACGTAATATTCTTTGCATTAAAATCAAAATATGATACATTTTCTGTTTTTAAATTAATTTTTACAGAATCCCATTGACTTCCATAATTTGTCATTAATGTAGCATATTTCATCCCTGGCTCAATTACACACGTATCATACTGATTGCTTACTGAAACTATTTGTCCATTCAAACAAAAAGCACAGCTAATATCAACAGAAACCGCATAATTGTAATTATTTTTAAGAATTATAACTTCTCCCCTTGGCGTTGCTTCTGCGTGATACGTTACATTGTTTTTGGAGGCATTCGTATTTCCGCTAAATCCACCATTAGAAGCCTTTTTCACAGTAACCTTACAGGTGAATTTCTTTCCAAGAATGGTTGCTGTAATATTGGCGGTTCCTGCCTTTTTCGCAGTAATTTTTCCATTTTTTACGGTCACAACACTTTTCTTTGAGGATTTCCATTTTACAGTCTGTTTAGTTCCTTTTACTTTTATGGTACTTGTCTCTCCAACTTTTAAAGTAAGGCTTTTCTTGCTAAGTTTTGGAGATTCCACAGTTACTTTGCAACTATACTTCTTTTTGCCCACTTTTGCAGTAATTGTAGCAGAACCCGATTTCTTGGCTGTTACTTTCCCAGAACCACTTACCGTTGCCACAGATTTCTTGCTGGAAGTCCATTTTGTCTTTCCTTTTGTTCCAGACAATTTCAGTTGCAAGGTTTGTCCAGTAAGTAACGTTGCCTTGCTCTTGCTAATCTTCCCTGCCGCAGATACTGGAACTGCCATACAGACAATCAATAGCATGACTGCCAAAACTGATAGTAACTTTTTCGCTTTCTTCATACATACGTACCTCCCAATATTTGATACCCATATTGTACCACCTTGGGACGTATTCTGGAAGTCCTATTTCGCTTTTCTATCAATTTCCGCAGTCACAGCAAACAAAAGAGCTTCGGCAAATTTTGCTCCAAAAGAATCAGAGTATTTATCGTGAATCCGGTTTGCTTCCATGGTGAGATTTTCCCACTTCTGGATATCGTCCTTTGAGATAAAGGCATACTTCTTGTGGAGATTCCATATTTCTTGCCAGATGGAAAAGTAAGTCTGCTTAAAGTCCATTACACGTACAACACTCCATGATATTTCTCGAGCCTATATTTCTGCTTGATATTTGGATATTTTTTGTGATCCACTTCACTGTAAAACATATTTTTCGGTCTGGCAAATAATTTCTTTTCACCATACAAGGCTCTATATATCACCAGCTCTTCCCTTGTTTCTGTATGCATGGCAAAACCGACAATCTCATACAGGTATTCATTATCATGCGGATTCTCGATGGTTTCTCTCTTAAAGTGTTGTACAATATCCCCTGGTTCAAATAATGGTCTGTTCATTTTCTTTGTTTCCTTTCTCCACAATTAATTAATTTCTTTTATCAAAATTCAATTTTCTTGGATTTAGCCTATATTTTATCGGATGAGAAGTTTTGAAACGGATTTGGTTATTTTATTGCAGTAATTCTTTATCAATAATCTGGAAGTTCGCCCTGTGGATATAAAGAGCTTTTCCGTCAATCATTAACTTTGTCATTTTAGGTAGATCGTCCGGGATTTTCCAGAACACCTCGTCACCAGAATATGCGGCTATAGGCTGTCCAAGTTGAGATTTGATTACTACAACCCTGGATTTCCCGAAATAATTTTTATAACAATTCAAAATCCCGGCTATGTATGTGTTCTCTGAAATCTTCCCAGTTGAATGGCTAATTATATCCTCCTGGGTAAAATCAACCTCTGGCTTCAATCCTTTTTGTTCAAAAATACAAGTATCACCACAGCTTTCAATTTCTTTACCGTCAATCAGAATTGTAATAACGGAAGATACGTCATAGCTGGTTGTTTCGTTACCCTCACTATCGTAGCCCTTGGATTTAGTTTTATTCCCAGAAATGTTAATCTTGTCCCCAGTGGTGGTCATAACCTTTTGACCGTAGTTATCGTAGGTGTAGATTGTGTAGCTGTTACCGGAAAGATTTCCTTTCACGTCATTCATGTAATCGTCATTCGCTGCACAGCCTGTTAGCCCTATAAAAATGCAAATACAGATAATGGTTGCCAGTAGCGCTTTGATTCTTTTCATAGTGTGTCCTCCCTGTTCTCAATTTTCATCAACAATATTTTCCGCACATAACCAGACATGAAATGCGAATAATGGTGATCCGTGTACTCACTGAATGAAGTGCCGAAATATTCATCAATCACTTTCATGTATGTTTCAATCTCAACATTCTGGAAGTAATCTGGATTTGGCCCGAAACCAAACTTGTCCAGGATATTATCCAAAGCGTCTTGATTGATTTTTATGTGCGGTTTTCTGGTTCGTTCTTCATACCTCTTGAAGAAATACTTTGATACTACCAGAAAGCGGTTGGTTGTATATGGGCTTGTCGTATATCCCAATTCTTCAAGACGCACTGCAACCTGGTTCTTGAATGCAGACCAATTAAAAGATTTACGGTCTATTGGAGCATACTGAATGCTTTCTTCTGTCAACATATTTTTGATATGTTGAGAATTGAACCACTCGTTAGAGTGGTATGCATTTTTCTCTTCTTCTTTTGGATTAATAAAATCAGTATTAAATATATCAGTTATTGATTCATCAGTATTTGATATATCAGTTCTTTTATTATGAGGGTGGTGTTCTACATCTGGAGCTTCTAGGGCTAGGCTTTCTACACCTTGCTTTGGAGCATCTTGTTTATCTTCAGTTTCTTCTATTTCCTGTGGCGTTTCGTAAATATTATAAACATATTCAAACTTTGATCTGCCCTCTTCTTTACAAGGCTTTTTCTTATCAACAATAAGATATCCTGTCTCCTTTAATTCTTTTATGGTAGACCTCACCGCTGTTTCATTTTCTTTTAAAATTGAGCATAGACCTGGTATGGAATAATTCCAAGAATCTGGTAAAGAAAACATTACTGATAAAAGCCCTTTCGCTTTCAAACTTAAATTTTTATCTCTCAAATGGTGATTGCTCATCACCGTATAGTTTTTAGTTTTGTGTACTCTAAATACTGACATAAAATGACCTCCATTCATTTTTCCTCCAATTTTATAAAAACAGTGAGCTTGTCTCTTGGAGGTGAGACTTTCGGGAGCTACCCTAGCCCACTGGTTTTAACATTATGTTATTTCCAAGTAATTCCGTTTGGAAGAAAAGAATCTGTCATACCTGTTACATTCCGAATTTCATAGTTCTTAATGCCAGAATCAATGAAATTATCCAATGTATGTTTTAATCCAGACCATTCAAGCATTTGTTCAGCTACTTTCAAATATTTTTCCAATTCATCAAAAGCATATGATGATTGGTATATTCTTGCAATGTCGATTTCTTCCCAAGTATTTTTTGCACCATACAATTTTGAATGATATTGCTGGTGTAAACTCTTTGGAAGTAAAATCAAATTATTAATATCATTGTTTTCTCGAATAGCGTCTATATGGTGAATATCAAATTCATTTCCAAACTCAATTCCATAGTATTCTTTGTAATACTTCCGATAATTAAAACTCTTTGCCATAGATTGATACCTGCCTTTCGTATAAAAGAGTGCCTTGAACTGTATGTAAATCAACAGGCAGGCGGCAAGGCATTTCCGCTTTTCGATGATCGGTCTAGCCTGTTGGTTTTACCGAATTAATTAATCAAACATTTTGAATGTTTCCTTGCAAAATTCCTCATAATCGGTTTTCCCGACCAGTGGCATTTTATTCCTCAGTTTTTCCATGGCTCTAAAAAACTTGCCTTGGTCTTTATTCCAGATTTTACAGGAAATTAGAAGATACTTCTCTTCTGTATGTCCAAATTCTTTTCCGAAATTCACTCTAATTTTCTCATTCTTAAAAAGTTGGTCTGCCAGATACTCTTCTGTATCTGCGAAAATGTATTCGCTGCGGAATAAATGCTTTTGAATTAAGATGTAATTTTTATATGACATGATATTCCTCCCCGTGAAAAAGGTTCCATTTTAAATCGAGCCTTTCCGGACCTCATTTTAAATGCGGGCTGTCTAAAAATTCAAAATCATGCGGCAATTTTATTAAGAAAATCTTCTATTTCTTCATAATTCCATCCATTACATATTAATGCGCCAGCAATTTCAGTTAATTGTTTTATTTTTAAATTTTGCTCATCAGATAAATAAAATCTAAAACTTGTAAATTTCTTTGGTTTGTATTTTTTTACAAGGCTTTCCGTGTTTCCACCTAATACAATTTGGTATATCAAGTCAGAATAAATATTTGGCTCGTCAAGACCTTTTACGGCATTGGTGAATTTTTCAATTTCTTTATTCTCATTTGATAATCTTATATATTCTTCAACAGACGAATTAGTTAAGCCCAAAATTTTTTGGGAAATTTCCAATACTCTTTCTTTTACAGAATTAGCATATTCTTTTTTGATTGAACGCATTTCTTCTTCGGAAATATATTCGCCTATCTTATGTATGGTTTCATCAATTAAATTCAAATCAACAAAAGAAAACCACTCTCCACCAATTCTGTATTTCTGGAACAACTTATGAAGCTGATTTTCTACAAAATATGGATTTTTTAAATAATTGCTTTCATAAATTATTTTTGAGAAAGGGAGACCACATGATACTTGTGCAAGCCTTTTTTCAACGCATTGGCTTGTCCCTATTTTATATTTTTCTTCATGTTTAAAAACGTAAATCTTTTTAAAATTTTCCATCAAGTTGTTTTCCTCCCCAAAATAAAAAAGAGCCGCCAAGTAAGATAAAAATTCCTCAAAATCGAGAAATATTAATTTCTTCTTAGCGGCTCAAAAATCAAGACCGTGTGTACTTCTTCATTGAAGAAATTATACCACACAATCAGTCAAAAATCAATATGCCGGGGACGGTTTGAAACGGCTATCCGTATCACTCTGTGCTTTTGTTACGGCTTTCGCAATCTCACTTCCGTCCAGAATAATGCTGTTCATGATATACTGCGGATTTTTAGTTCCACTGTTCATACTCATTGCCATTGCAACTCCCTGCGCTACTGCTTTTGCCATTTCTTCTTTTGTGAGTCCCATGCTTCCGTCCGAACTAGAAACAATGCTGTCTGCGATCTTCTTCATGGTTCGCGGATTTTCCAGAGGAAGAACGGCTTCGGAACCAGCTTCACCGATTCCAATTACCTGTGCGCCGTTGAAAAGACCACCTTTGGCATACCAATTAGGCTTGTAAACTGGTGTAGAACTGGTTCTTCCACCGCCAAGATCATGTTTTCTCCACTCTGAAATATAATAAGTAAGAGTTGGTAAATGTACTTGTTTCATGCCATCAGCGAATGATTGAGCAGTTTCCCGACCAATTGATGTAAGATTAACATTAAATAGCCTTTTAATTTTATCCGAAATCCCGGACAAATTGGTTTCTGTATAAGTTTTCATTTTTTCGGTCTCTTTATCGACCTTGCCAGAAGCTTTTTCCCAAATCTGGTTTGTATTGATCAGAACGGAAGACCAATAACTTTGAATGGTTGTCATAACCTTGCCCATTACATCTTTTGTATCGGTGTCCATGGTTCCGAGGGCTGTCGATACAGCACTTGCGGAATTTCCCCAATTTGTTTTAGAGTTGGTTTCAACATCATCATTCGTGTTCTTTATCTTTGACCAAATGGAAGGCATTGTGCTTTCTGTGCTTTTTTTCATTCCAGCCATTGCCGTGCTTACAGCTGCACTGGCTATTCCAAAACCAGTCTTAGATTTTGAAGAAATGGATTTCGTAGCTGTTTCCACTGATTTGCTCATTGTTGATGAAGCTTTTGGAACATCTTCTGAAAAAGCTTTAATAACTTTTCCTGTGTCAATTCCCATCTCTGCCATTTTATCCATCAAGGCTTGGAATGCAGCTCTAGCTGTTGCACCAGATGATTCTTGTTGCTGAAGGACAGTACTTAATTCATCAAACTGCGTTGGAGTGATTACCGCTTGATTTGAAAGTCTTTCTAATGCAGATTTCGCATTATCAAATTCTGTCCCCATCGTACCGATATATTCATTAATATTACTTACATGAGAATTTGTAGAAGTATCGGATTCTTCCATTGCCTGTTTTAATGCTTGCTTAAATGTATCGGAAGAAATTCCAAGATTTTCAAGTGATGTTTCTACGGTTTGGAGCTGTCCATCAAAATCAAATGCATTGTCTTTCACATTTTTTAAATCACCGCCAAGACCGATAAATTTATCCCCGGAAATTCCAGTTTGGTCTTCAAGGATTTTTAATGCTTTTCTAACAACTTCAAAATCGTTGAATGCGTCAGCTGTGGAGTCTTTAAAGTCCATAGCTTTTTTTACCTGTCCAAGGCCTTCCATGACAAATGCAGTTGCGCCCAAATTTGTTGCGTATCCCCAAAATCCTTGAAACTGTCCACCGGCTGTTTGTGCGACATCACCGAGATTTTTTATCTTTTCTGCAAGCGTAGTGAACCCACCATTTCCTGCCGATTCTGCCGCATCCCCTAAATCTTTTATTGCTTCTTTTGCTCCACTTGTGCCATCTCCAAGGACATCTGCTAATTTTTCTGCAATCATTTCAGCGTTTTTCTTTTCAGCTATTTTCCCTGCAATGTGTCCCACAAGTGAACCAACAAGAGTTCCAATACCTGTGATATTTGCTATTTTTACTGCAATAAATGCTTTTGTAAGCCATTCTGCAATATGTCCAGCTATCGGGTGCTTTTCCTCTAATCCATCGAATAATCCGTTTAATGCACTGGTAAGGCCAGTTAATAGCAGATCAGCTGCGGTACTAAGGATTTCTCCCCATGGCAATTCACCAAGGAATGTTCCAACTCCTTGTCCGAACTCATAGAACGTGTCTGTCGTGAGAGAATCTTTTAATGCGGTGCACAAGTGAGAAATAAAATCTCCAAGAGCCTGTCCGTTCTCTTTCCAATTTGTGTCTTTGATGAATTTAGCGATTCCATCTCTTATCTTGGTTGCGAGATCATCCCAATTAAATGTTTCTGTAAATGATTTTAAGCTTTCGAACGCTCCGTTTAATAAACCAGAAAGTGCATCTGCAATTGTGTTCATGTCTATCTTTTTTATTGCACCATTTAAGGCTTTTCCAATAGCAGTGCCAAGCTTACCCCATCCAGTAATTCCAGCACCATCCTTTTTCGACATATCCTTTACAAAGCCAGAAAGCATTTTCCAAGATGCCATAAAACTGTTTCCTATTAAGTTTCCAAGGCCTGTCCAGTCAATTTCATTTATAGCACCTTTTAAAAGTTGAGACAGTTTTGCCCCTATTCCGGAAAAATCTATTCCTCCCTCTCCGAGCAACAGGTTTAGGGTATTTACTGCCGTGTTAATTCCAGCTCCAAGCATTCTTCCAATTAAGTCGAAATCAATTCCGCTAACCATGGAATTAAATGCTGTTGTAAATGCATTTACAAATTCGGTTATTTTCGGGCCAACATTATTCCAACTAATAACTTCATATATTTTTTCCATTCCAACATTTATCATATCTGCAATAGTGGAGCCTAGTCCCTTCCAGTCTTTATTGATAAATGCTTTTCTGATTTTAGCAGCCCATTTATTAATTGGTGTTTCGTCAACAGTCAAAACTTCATCCAGTGAATCTTGTATTCCAGCAAAACTATCTGCCAAATCTCCAAGTCCAGAACCAAGACTTTTAGATGCAGTTCCAGAATTATCGGAATTATCGGTAAGCTGATTCAATTGGTCGAATGGCAATACGGAAAGTGCCTTTTTCAGTTTCTTAGCAGATGATGTAGCGTCATCAAGCCCAGAAGATGCGTCATCACCAGCTGTTTCTATACCACCTAAATTAGATACGATATCACTAACTCCACTCTGCGAGCCTTTTAGTTTCTTTCCCATCAATACATACATGAAGTTACGGAATACATTTGCAGCTTGCATAAGCTTTGACATAAGGGCATTGATAGCCTGGATAGCAGGAAGAATGCCAGCAATTACTCCTTGTCCGATCACTGCAGAAAGAGACTGAAAATTAAGGGTAAGCAATCTAACTTGGTTCGCCCATGTTCCGGATGTACGAGCAAAATCTCCCTGCATATCGCTAGTTACGGACATTAAGTAATTGTATCTGATGGTTGCTTTTTCAGCCTGTGTCATAGCATTATAGGAAGTTGTGATTCCCTGTGAAAGGGCATATGCTTCCATATTTGCCACAGACATATTGATACCAAGTTGTCTTAACGGTTCAATTTCTCCAGATATTCCAGCCCTAATTTTTTGGAATGCTACATCCGTGTCTAAGTTAAAGAATGAAGCCATATCTCCTGCAAGACCAGCTAAAGTAATTGACATATCAGAAGCTGCGTTTTGTGCAACGCCTGATGATTTCAGCATAGCCATCATGGTTCCAGAATAGGTTTTTGCCGCCAATTCTGATAATCCAAATTGTTCTTTTGCCGTAGAAGCAAATTTGTAGGCTTCATCTGCCATGCTTCCAAAGGAAACATCTACAACATTTTCGATTTCTGTAATAGCAGAGCCAAAACCAATTGCACTTTTTCCTAAATTTGCCAGACCACGAATAGCCTTAAAACCGATAGCAGTTTTAAGCAAATTTCCGAGATTAAAAGAAGCGGTTTTAATTCCAGAACTACTATTCCCGAGACGTTGAAACCATCCAATAATGCCTTTTACCCCGGTTCCAATTATAGAAGAAGTTTTACTAACAATATTACCAAGGCTAGATGTTGCAGATGATAATTTAGAAAACGCACTGGATATAGAATTTGTAGCGGAATTTACCTTTCCCCCTGCATTAGCCAAATTTGCCAGTGCTTCCGTCATGCGGATGGTGTTCTCACTGATTTTAGGTGCAGTTTTCATCACGTCAAAGAAAGATAATACTTCCTTTGATAGTGTTCCAAGTTGGCTTGACGTTTGTCCGATTTTATTTCCAGAACTTGCCAATTGTGCAATAGACTGAATAAACCTATTCACAGGTTCGGATATATCACCAACGCTTGTAAAACTCTCTGCAATTAATTTAAGGTTGCTTCCAAGTCCAGGTAATTCAGCTGATACATTCGCAATATATTCACCGGAATTGGCTAATCTAGCCATTGAATTGACAAAACGATTAACACTGGTAGATACATCCGGTATTTCCGATAAGCCTGATAATTTAGTGATTATTTCTCCGAGTTTCCCTGTATCAAAACTACTTATATCAACCTGGCTAAGTCTGTTGATTGAGTTGATAACTGCATTCAGTCCAGAACCTTTATAATCTACTTCACCCATTGTCTTTATGGAATTTGAGAATTTTCCAATTCCATCAGCAATGCTTGTCATTTTCCCTATATCAAGTTCTTTTAGTTTTCCAAGTTCCCTTACACAACTACGTAATCCGTTTGTGTTAACTCCGCTTAATGCAGAATTTACATCTGTAAGTTTTTTAGAAAGATTAGTCAGCGCACGTACTGCTTTTTCTGTACTACTGCTAATTTGTATATCAAGGGTATCAATGGTATTGTCAGCCATTTTATTTGTCCCTCCTTTTTTACAAAAAAATAAAGGGCAGACAAGAGTGTTAATCCTGCCTGCCCTTTTCATGGTTAAGCTCAAAGTTCGCCTGCATGAGTTGCAAGCTTGCCAAAAGTGCGTTTCTCTGTTTTTTCTTTTCTTCTTCGGAAAGTATACCTTCCTGTTTACGCTTTTCTTCCTCTGCTGATTCGAGCAAAGGTTTCTTCAAATACTCTGCTTTGGATTTTTTTCCCATTAAAGCATTTGCAACAGCTGTGAATGTGGCTGATGTTTCATAAATGCCCGCTTGCCAGAGTTCTGCATCTTTCCTCTTTTGACGTATCTTTTCAGCTTCGAGATAAGGCTTTAACTCTGTTGGGGTGGAATCCATAAATTCTTCTTTAGATACACCAATAGAGAGGTATAAAGGAAGAATCTCTTGGTAAACAACCTCTCGAAAAGTTAATTTTTCTTTTTGTGATCCTGTGGGAGCTTCGTTGCATTCTTCTCCACTGCCTGTGCTTCTGCTACTGCATTCAGCAGACCGGATAAAAAACCATTTTTCTCCAATTCTTTGTCGAGAAGTCGGTATAAATCAAATCCGCTTTTTGGATTTTCCTCAGTTCCTTCATCTTCGTAATCATCCAAAAGGTCACAGACTTTATCAAGAGCAGCTTCTTTTTCAGAATCACTTTCATACCCAAACTCTTCCTTGTGCTTCTTTTGAAGTCCGGCAAGAAGCAGTTCCGGAAGAAGAGAAATCATCTTCTGAAGACTTCTCTCTTTTCCATCTGTAATCCCCTGTACCTTGTCTAGCACATCTGTTTTTGTAAGAAGTCCGTATCCAAATACAACCTTATATTCTTTTCCATGTACATTGAAAGTTACCATTTTATAATCCTCCCGATATATTTTATTAGTTAAGTGCCATTGCGCCTGTGGAATCTGCTACTGCTTTTGCGGTGTCTAAAGCCTGTGCAAGCTCTTCGGAAACAACTTTTGTATCAAGGCCTTTATACTCTTGAATAATGAGGGACAGCGGAATTGTTGCTGCTTCATTCTGCCCAATGTCAGACAGTGGAATATTTTTTCCAGGGTCTGCGATAACAAAGAATGCATCTTCGAGGTCTGGAAATACAACTTCAAACCAAACTCTAAATCCTTTTGTCTTTCCTGTTGCCGTATCAGTCATAAGCTTCTTTAATGCTGTGATAACATCAGCGTTAAGATTGAAGGTTACATCCCAAGTACCACCAGTATCCTGTCTACCAGATGCGTACTGTGTAATGAAGTCTTCGAGTGCGGATACGTCAATCTGTTCTGTATCAAGAGAAATTCCACCAATAGAACTACATCTTTTTAACCAGGTGAATGCAGTTGGCTTCGTTCCTTTGACGGTTTCAACACCGTAATGAAAAGTTACGCCAAGTGTTGTTAAATCTGCCATTATAATAGGCTCCTTTCTTTAATTTAAGCTTTATGCACGTAACCCTGTGCCGGGAGATAGCGGATCACCGCCTTTCTACTCTTTTTTTCCTGATTGCTTAATAAGTTGATTCACATAATTGCTTAATCCAGCAACGATAACGCCTTGTGTAATTGCGGTAAACAGTGCCATTGCAGCTTCCTGTGAACCGGAAACTGTAGATGTTGCAAAAACATAAAGACCGCAAATTAATACACCGAGAATTCCTAAAATCATTGGAATAAATTTGTCGGAAATATTCTCTGACTTTTTAATCATTTCTCCGATAAAATAAAGAAATACAACGACAATAAGTAATTCTGGCTTTACATAACTTAAAATCTGATCCATAATCTCACCTCGCTTTCGTTTTAAGCATAAAAAAAAGAACGTCTATGCGTTCATTGGTTTCAAAGTAATTTTCCTGTGTATATTCGGCTGTATCGGCTCACAAGCTTTTTGATTCCACTATCACCAAAAAACATAGGTTCCGGGCCATATGTACGACGGAACCCCATGTTCACCATAGCTTTGTGACTTATCTTGTCTAATTCATACACTCTGGTTAGTGCTTTACTCCCGGATGTGAAACAATTTACTTGAAATGATGGCATTGTTGCGCATTCATCCCCTTCAAGGTCACCTCTTGTAATTGGATTACCAAGCATATAAAGCTGTGCGTATGCTTTTTTACCGGAAGCATTTGTTTCACTACCATCCATGGAATAATTGTCTGCGCCAGTAATCTTAGAAACAGCCGCTCCCCATTTTGAAAAAACTTCCAGTACAGGGGATTCTATTGTGTCCGGCATATCTGTCACCTCACAATAAAAAAATGCACTCACCTTTATAGTGAATGCATTGCATGTTATACTACAATTTAACACTGTAATGATACCATAATTAATTGGTATCATTCAGTATATTATGGTATCTTCTTTAGGAATAGAATACCTCTTTGGCAATTTTGCGGATATTCTGAATGATTTCTACGCTTGCCTTATACATTGGCATTGTAGCTTCTGTACCGTAAGAACGTACCCATTCGCCGGAATCAGAAATATATACCCAGGAATCGTTTTTTCCTTTTCCTTGTCCGTAAGAACCGATTGTATAACCAAATTCTTCTCCTTTTGGATGTGGGCTAGAACCGGCTGCACCATTGTGGTAAATACCAGCGCCGAATTCAATGAATAAAATGCTTTTGCCTTCGCATATTAAATGGGCTTCTGCATAGTCCCCAAAACTGTTAATTTTGATGTAAGTATTGTGGTTCTTATCAGAATCGCCTTGTGCTGCCAAAATATTTTGGTCAATAACTGGAATCCCTAATTCACATAATCTTTTTATGAAAATTTCATTTTTGTTCCTTAAAGATTTTTGATAATTTTTTATTTCATCAATAGCTTTTTGGATTGATTTCTGTGATAAGGTACACTTTATTGTCTTACCCATCTTCGTTTCCCTTCTTAGAAATTCCGTATCTGGCAATATTGCCTTTTTGTGTGTCTAAAATCTTCTTTAGTGTGTAGTCTGGCAATACTGTGGGTTCTCCATCTTCGTCCAAAATAAGGCTTCCATCCTCGCCTATTTGTGGGATTCTGTCTATCCAAAATATATCTGCTTCCTGTGGGTGGAAATTTCGATTAAAGCTTGTAATGTATCTGTCATAATCTGGCACTATTCCAGCTGCAATTTCTTCTGGTGTTCCGGCTGTAGATGATACAGAAAAAGAGAACAGAACTGGCTTCTCATAAACTTTAATGCGGTCTAATCCTTCTGTTTTTTCAGATATTCGTGACCAATATACTTTTTGCTTTTGACGGACTAATCCTCTCATGCAGTCATCCTTTCCATTCCAACAGGGGAAACGTATGTGAATTGGTTTCCTAAAATATCTCTTGTTGTTCTAATAACAAACTGTCCGTAGTCTGCCAGAATATTGCATACAAATTCTTCTGCATCCACCCAATATCGTTTCTTAACCATACGGTGAAGCTCTGGTAGTAAACCATAGCTGAACATTACACAATGCCCTAATTCATGGATAAATACACGGTTTAGAAGTTCGCCATGCAGGTTGTTCGCAATCGAAATAACACCAGTAGAATAATCAGATACAGCAAGTGTTCTATTTCCAGTGCGGTCAATTAACACGTTATCGTGTGTGGATACAAACTGTACTCTCCATAGGTCACCGTTCATGTAAAATTGTCTTAGCATGGCTTATCACCATCCTTTCTACGAAAAAAGCCCCTGCCGCATTAATTTGCGACAAGGACTTAATTCATTTATTGCTCTAGTTCATCTGCTGTACAAGTCTGGTCAGGTCAGTTTTCATTGACTGTCTGAGCGTTGCATCTGCATCTGACCACATTTCCGTGAGATTACGGATAATGTCAGACGTATACTCCTTCATGGAATCATCCATTTTTCTTTTGGATTCCGTATCTTTGGAATCATGATAGTGCCTACGATTCTCATCGTATCTATCATAGGATTCGCCATATCTGGATTTCTTCCAATTCATATTCATACCATCATTTTCCATATCACTACGATCTGGATGATATCCCATGCGGTACATATTGCGCTCAAACTCTGGATTGTTTAAATACTCATCCATCCAGTCATCATCCTGCATATACAGATACGGTCTATATCCTTTTCTGGTTCCCCTACCTTTTGGAGCGAAACGCCCATTTGAATAGCGGTAACGGTCATATCCCATGCGTCCAAGATACTTTTCTTCCTGTTCGCATTCGTCCATAGCTTCTACGATTCTGTAATCCTTATCAGCGCAAATCGCACATTTTACTACTTCCATGCAGTCTTTCAGATCGTCCCAGTCTTGAGCACTGAGATTATCAAAGCCATGTGTTTTGGCTTTTTCCATAGCCCATTTTCCCATTTCCATTGCAACTTTATGCATTACAGTGCCCCCTTTCTAACAGCCTGCGTAACAGGTGCTTCTGTCGTTGGGGCTGTACCATTAATTGCTTTCAAATTGTTGCTCGGACTACAAGCCGGATTTCCTAACATCTTGAATACTCCGCCAGTTGCACTTGTAGCTACTCTGGTTGCGTACTTCGTTCTGGTTCTTATTCCACAAGCCGTAATCTGTGCACAGCAACGATTTTCTAGCGGATACAAAGTTGTTCCTGTTCCTATCTGAATCATTACCGGAGCAGTAATTGTAGTGGCTTCTGGTATACTTTGTGCAACAACAATACAATATTTCTCTCCATTGTTGTAACTGCCTGCTGGGAGTGTGATTACAAGATTACCTCCTGTAAACGCAACAGCTTGGCTTATTACAAGACGGTTGCAGAGCTTACAAACATTTTTACAACTCATATTTCTACCTCTCAATCAAAATAAGAGGTGAGCCGTAACCCACCTCTTAGAATTAGTCAACCTCTAAGGGCGAGTTACTTAGCAACAACCGTTACCATATGTATTACATCCTGCGTATGCATATGGAGCTGGAACCTGGAATGCAGGAATCGGAGCCGGGTTGATTGCATTGATTAATCTCTGAGCCTGTGCATACATCTCTGTTGTAAGCAATGCAGACTGGCGATCCTGGGATGCAGCACGTTTCAGATCAGAGTTCTCTGCCTGTAATGTTGCAATCTTATCGTTAGTCAGGAAGTCAAGGATTGCTCTTGTATTGCTGTTCTGGTTTTCCAGAAGATCTCTGGTGTTGTTGTTCATTGTGTTCTGGAGAGCACAAGTGTTAGTGGCAAGGTTATAATTGATGCCCTGGATTGCTTCTCTTGTTTCGCAGCAACAATTTGCTAACTGAGACTGTAATGCATTGGTATTCTGCATACCGGCTACAGTATCAGCATTGATTGCCTGCTGAACGCCGTTGAAGCCTTGAAGCATTCCGACATTCATACCATTAAAGCCACTCTGCATGGTATTGTTAAGAGAATATGTGCTGTCACAGATACCCTGCTGAATACCTCTGATACCATTCTGAATATCATTAAGGGCGAATTCCTCATTAATATCTGAACGGGTAGCCCATCCTTGGAAGCCGGAACCATTTGTACCATTGCCACCCCAGCCACCAAAGCCGCCGAAACCGCCCCAGCCGAAGATGAGCAATATAATAATCCACCATGCCCAGCCACCGCCAAAGCCATAGCCTTCATCGGCACGGTTATTAGAGCCGCTTAATACAGCGACATCGCTTGCTGATAATCCACCATTCATCATAGCGATTACCTCCTTATTGATTTTTGTAATTTATACAAAATCAAAAGACCGCGGCTCTTTTAATTATTGTAGCGAATTTATTTTATTCCAAACTGGTTCTTAACCTGCGACAGTATATCGTCTGGATTAATATTTCTTTCTTTACAAAGATTTCTTGCAAGTTTTTCAATTCCTGCATTATCACCTTTTTCCATCATGCTAATTGCATTGTCAATTACAGGATTATTTCCAGATTGCTGTTTCATCATATTGATTATGGCTTGTTGAGGATTTCCTCCACCACGTATCATCTGCATAAGTTGCATTGGATTCATCATCTCTGTTTACCTCCATTCTGCTTGGGTTCCGGTGTTCCCGACATTTGTGTCGGGAACATACTCTTTATTTCGGAAATCTCAGAACAAACATCGTTCCGAAGTTGATTAAACATAGCTTCTATGTCAATCGGTTTTTCTTCTACCTTTGGTTGCTGTTGTTCTTCCGGATTTATAAGTCGATAAACAAAAATTCTACTTCTTCCATCTGCCTGTAATTGTTTTCTATATATTTCTGTACCGTCAGTTTTTGGATAATAAACAGGGCTTCCAGACATATCTACATCTTTTGCCTTTACAGTATCAATGCCATCGACCATCTGCCCTTGTAACATGGGAATTTGTGGTACTTGTGGCATTGGTTGTTGAATTTGTGCCTGTCCGTATGGCATTGCCTGTTGATAACTATTCTGTAATTGCGCTAATCTATCTTGATACGGTTGTATTTGTTGAAATGGTTGTGCAAAATACGGATTACCATACTGCATATCTCAAACCTCCCTTGTTTTTATAACTATATTTTACAATAATAAGAGGTTGATTAACACGCCATGATAACGCCATAAATACGCCATTTTCTATTAATACAAAGAAAAGCCCCGACAATACATCGGGGCAACTTTCATAATTTTCTTCTTTAATTTTCTGTTTATGCGGTCTACGGTTCTTGTGCTGTACCCCATGATTTCTGAAGCTTCTGCAAGCGTTTTTTCTTCATAAACACGCAATCGGAATAACTCCTTTTCTCTGGAATCAAATCCAGCTTCACGCAAATAGAAGATTCTTTCATCTTCTGAAAAGTCTTTATAATCATCCATTCCACTGTCCTCCCTGTTAGTGGAATCAATATTTACACCGGGAAAATGCCTTTTAGGGCAAAGCCTAAAACAATACCAATTATGCCAGTTATGACATAAGCAATTATTTTGTCCTGTAACTTTCCTGGCTTTTCCATGAGTGATTTTAAATTGTCGTTCATTTCGTCAACTGTATCCTTAATGTGTCCCAGGTCATTGTTGTATAAAGCAATTTTCTGTTCCAGCGCATTGATACGTTCAAAAAAAACTCCATCCCTTTTGGAATGCTTTTCTTTCATCTCATGGACGGCACTTTCCAATTCTTTTAAGCGGTGTTCGTTGACGCACTCGTGTTCACATCCCATCGCTATTCCTTTCCATCACTCCCATTTTTAAGATATTGCTTCTACCCACCTAATTTGAAGCACCCCTGCGATACGTGGGAGGATTGACGTATCACGCACACACCATCTTAGAATCCGATAAATGGAAAAACTCCATGATTTACATAAATTTCAGTTTCGGAAGTCCAATTTCTGTTTACAGAAGATTCGGAATGTGATCCTTGGAATTCAGCTCCCTGCTTTACTAGAAAGAAAAGAGCCAAATCAAATATGCAATCATAACATTTTTCCATATCGGAATTTATTTTCTCATCACTGTAAGATGAAGGATAATTCCTTTTCTTCTTAAATGAACGAATAGCCCTCTTTACTGAAAGAGGAATCATCCTCGCAGTTTCTGTATCATCTTCAAGATAATTTGTCAAATCCTCTATAAGCCGTTCGTCCATTTAAGTCACCTATCCTTGCTGAGATAAAATCTCTGATATTATTCCAGCCTTATTCGTTGCTGTCAGGGCATAGCCGTTGTCACTTGCAAGTTGTCTTAACTGAGATACAGTCATATTAGACAACTCGCTTTCTGTATACTTGTGTGTTGATGTATCATTCACACTTGCTACAGATGGTGACTGGCTGTTTTCATCGAGACTATGCCCGGTTATTCCCCCGCTTTGGTACCGATTACGATACCGCCGTTGGCTTTCGGTGCGACCGGAACGAACATACCGGATGCTTTTGTCCATACTGCAACTGGGTCTGGTGTAGCCCACATGGAAAGGGTTACGAAAGAACGGTTCTCTTCCTGAATGAACTGTCTGTATTCAAGTTCCTCAGGTGTCACACCCCAGAGGCCAACACCGAAAGAACCGTTAGCATCTGCTTCATACAGAGTAAATACATCCTCTTTGAGGTATCTGGCTGTTTTCAGGGTTCCATCTGCTTTTCTGAAATTAAAGTTCTCATCACAACGATCAATTGTGATTCCATATTCCTGCATAAGCAGATTGGCAAGCTCCTGCTTTGTGAGAAGCCTTTTATTTGCAGCACCCAGAACAGCTGTCTGCATTGCAGTGTTGTTCCGCATGTAGTTAATCATTTTAAGAGAAGTAACAGCTTTGTTTACTACATAGCCATTGCCTTCTGCTACAGCTACCATTTTCTGGATATCGCCCATGATATCTGCATCTGGCTTAGACCAATCAGTAAGCGTTACTTTTGCACTTGCTGGAACGCCATAGTCAATTCCCATGTCAACATGGTTCTCTTTGATTGTTACAGCTCCAGTGGAAAGGAACTGTCCTTTCATAACATTTGCTCTTGTAACAACGCTCTCGAACAGTCTGGCTGCATCATCAAATACAAAGTTTTTCAGTGCTTCATTATCCGGCACACCGTTTTCAATTGCCTGCCGTAAGTTTTCAGACTGATTGATTTTTCTCTTAATGAAGAGTTTTTCAGTCAGGACTTTTTCAAATCCAGGTCTTGTTCCGATTTCTGCTTCGCTATCAAGAGCGTGGACAAATGCAACTTCCGGTAGATTCTGTCCAGCCATAAGTCTGTAATACTCTGCTTTCAGATACTGGGTTTTTGTATCTGGGAAAATGGTGTCAAGAATACCTGGTCTTTTAACGCTGAAATTCTGAGAAAAGTTAAGTCTTTCTTCTTGGGTAATTGATTCCAAAATATTAAATGGCATTTGTCATACCTCCTTAAAATACTGGGTCTTCTGTGACTACAAAAACGATTCCGGCTTTTTCAAGCTCTGTTTTTGCAGTAGTGTCAACTGTTACTGGAAGTCTCTTTTCAAGAACACGGCCTGCGACAATCACGGAAATTGGTCTCTTGGTATCATCTGTCATATCAACATCTTCAAATACAATGCCGATTGCGCCTGTCGCATTTGTTGGATATACGGAACCTGCTTTGATAATTTTCTTAGTTCCAACTGTTTCAGCATTTGTCTGATCTGCTGTGTAGGTTTTGAGTACAAGTCCGACCTCGGATTCAAGAATATTTGGAGTGGACTCATACTGCTCTGTTTTCATAAAAGCCATTATTTATATCTCCTTTACTTAAATATTTACAGGGGCGTTACCGTCCACTGATTTAGTTTCCTGGTTCTTTTTTGCTGAGTAAGCTTTTGCAAATTCAGCAGCATCACTTTTTACTGTAGCTTTCCCACCGCTACCACCACCCGGATTCGGAGTGTTTTCCAATGCTTCCTTCTCCCAAGCTGCTTTTGCGGTATCAAGTGCTGTTTTATTTGCTTCGGAAACTCCCTTAACAAAAGTTTCGACTTCTTTCATTGCATCTTCTGGTTTCTCATACGGTGCAGATGCGTATGCTTTAATAGCACTCGCGTATGTTTCGGTTGAAAGTCCTGCATTTGCGAACATAGAAGTAATTTCACTGGTAAGGGCTTTTTTGTTGGATTCTGCAAGCGCAGCTTTCAAATCAGCTAACTCCTTATCCACTGCTTCCTTTTCTTTCTTGCGTTCAGCTTCTAGCCGTTCTGCTTCGGTCATGTTCTGCTTTTTCAGCTCTTCCAACTCTTTTTCCAGTGAATCTGCTTTTTCAGCTTTTTCCTTCAGAGAAACATTTTTGTCTTTCTCTTTCTTAGTTTCAGCAGAAATAGAATCAAGAAGCTTAGAAACCTGTTCCTCGGAAGGTTCTGCAACTCCCATACCGATAAGTGCCTGTTTTGCCTGTTCTCTTGTCATTGAAATCTCCTTTCTTCCAGTCCAATACGCTTTTTCAACACGGTTCGCTCCGCACATGGTCTGTACCCGATTTACGCTCACGGGCTGTTGCAATTTATTTGATTTTGGGTATTAAAAAAGAAGCCTTAGATTTCTCTAAAACTCCTTAAATAATCGAAATTTGGTTCATTCTTCGTTAGATGGAGAATTTTCCATTGGTTCTGTTTTGGACGGATTTTGAAACTTTCCGTCAAGTAATTGCTGTGCTTTCTGCATTTCCGCTTCCGGGTCTGCCAGTTCCGGGTAAATAGTTCCCAGATACGGTAAACTCATTTCGTAGACTTTCTGCGGATCACTGAAAAGCCCACAAGTAATCAATGCAATAAGCGGATGAATTTTATTTTTGAACAGATAATCAAGTGCCTGTGCTTTTACAAGCATATTGTCTGTCGGGTTTCTGGTTATCTTTACATCGAAATCTCGCGTTGAGATATTAACATCATTTGATGTGCCGCGAATAATATTCAGAATGATTCTGGCAGATTCCTTTTCAGCTTCCTTCGTGAATGCTTCTACCAATTTTGCATCTCTCTCTGCGAAGTCCCATCCATTACGAAGGTATACGGCATTTCCTGTATCTCCTCCGCTATTGCTTTGGCGGTTTGGCATTGCTTCCACAATCAGCATATTATTGTAGATATCGTCCTTTGCAACCTGGCTCTCTGATTGGTTCAGTTCAGCTGTCATCAGTTCAACATCCGACTGACAGCCATTTCCGGTATCTTTAACAGAGATAGCACCAAGTTTTACCATTTTCAAAAACTCGTTTTCGTCTACCTCGCAGTTCTTAAACTTCATAAAGGCTTGCACAAACTGTTCAACGCCATTTAATCTATCAGACTGATATTTGTTAATTGCATCAAATAATGTTATTGCAATTTCAACATCTGAAAGTCTATCGTGATTATTCGGGCATTCAACAATTGGAATACCGCCAAAACCGTTGATGCCATATTCGGTTACTTTTCCATTCATGATTTTGAAAAACTGGTTCTTTGAATAGCATAAGTAGTATTGTTGCTCATCTTCATCTTTTAAAATCTGCACGGAAAGCATTGGTTTCCCATTTCTCTGTGAGTATACAATGTAACAATCACCTGGATATGGAATGAAGATTCTAAACGGTGGTAAATCTCCGTTTTTTGTCCAGTCCTCTTCTTTCAGAATAGCCTTATAAGATGTTCCTGTTGCACTTTGGTATATTGCTCTCTGGATGTTTCTTGCATCTGCATTGGCTTCATCCAGATAATCATTCAGTAGGTCAACTTGCTCATTTATTTTTTTATCTGCTTTTTTCTTTTTACATACATATTGAATTGGCTCCCCGCAAATCTGTCCAGCTTTAAACTTCACGGTTTCAAATGCGTGATTTTCAACCACTCTGTTATTAACTTCCGGACGGACTATTTTGTTTCGATATAATATCGGCTGATCGCCTTTCATGTACCGATACAAGTAATCAATCAATGTTCGGTTTCTATTATGTATGCCAATTGTATCTGAAACTACTTTTACTACATTTTGTGGAGTGATTCGGTCAACGCCTGTGTAGGCTACTTTTCGCCCGAACTCACCTCGGCATAAATCTACAAAATTCATTGTATTTCTCACGAGCCGAACCATCCTTTCTGCAAAATAAAAAGCACTGGATATTTCAATCCAATGCTCTACTTTATATTTTACACATATTGGCGGTATCATTCAGTATACTTCGGTATCATCTTTCAAAACCTTTTATCTTTTTTATTTCTGCTATGGCTTTTAAATGCTTTTTTTTAATGTGAATCTCTGAATAACCCATCTCGTCTGCGATACGAACCAAAGATTTGTACTCAACATAGTGCTTAAATAATATGTCATACAGTAATGGGTCTTCAACCTGTTCTATAGTTCGGACTATTTCTTGTCTTTTTTGTAAAAATTCAGATATCATTTCTGAAATCTCTTCTCGCAGATCAAATATCTTTGCAACCATATCTCCCATCGGATCACGTTTTACAGAAGTTTGTACCTTTTCTCCAACAGGAATTGCAGATACACTTGTGGAAAGAGAACTGAGCTGTTCTTCTTCGATAAGCTTGTTTTTGATTCTGTTATCATAATTTTCAATCTGTCGTAAATATTGAGCTGTAGTCATCATATTCTATCTCCTTCCCCACATAAAATTTTTGGTTGCTTTTACTTCTGCAAATCTTTTGCCAGCAAGTGTTATTGCAAGCTGTGTAACTCCATCTGCGGCGTCATCATGCTCATTATCGCCAATATATACAAAGGTCGTTAATTCATCCATAGCCTTTTGATACTGCTTGTCTTGATATTTCGGAGCCAAAAATATGAAATTCTGCTTAACATCCCCGGAATATTGATTTATTTTTTCTTTTTTTGCTTGTTTTGAAGGTGCTTTTGTACTTGTCGTGCTGCAAGCGTATTTATGTTCTTTCAAGCGTTCATTTACATAATAGGCATACATATCTCCACCATTATTTGCTTCAAAATTGATGGATTGAATATTATTTCCCATGATTCTTCCAACAACTAATGGCAATGTTCCTTCTTTTGGTGCTGTGCTAAAAATCCAATCATAAATATATACATCTCCATTTTCGTATTCTGCACCCACTGGCATTGATAAGCTATCGCCACCACCCCACGCAACATCGCAAGCAGAAACATTTTTAACAAATCCACCTTCTGGGAGAACGCCGTTATAATATCTCAATTCATCAGCTGCAAACACAATTCCTTCACGCAAGAAGGGCTTTTGCTGATATTTGGCTTCCCATTCGTTAGCGTCTAACCTAGCTTTCATATCAACATAATATTTTGTTGAAAATCCAACGCCATATTCATAATCGAAATTGGATTCACCATCATCATTCAAAGCTGGAATTTTTCTAAACCGATACATTGGATTATCCCGATTTAGCTTCTCGATTTTTCCAAGAGGGTCATATAAATTCCATCTGGTTCCAACCATAAGTTCTCTTGCACCATCAATCTTACGGTCAACCATCTTGTTCAGATATTCTTGATATGTATTTTCCAATCGGGTAGGGCTTAATGAATGTTGCCTATCTCTTACAAGGTCATCCACGTACAAATACCCATCAGAAGAAATATCAACGGCACCTGTCCAAGTACCTTCAATACCACGGCAAGTCATTGTTGCAAATCGGTCTGGCTTGTCCAGGTTTATTTCAAAATCATCAGCACTCTGTTTTTGAAGTTTCGATTGCGGAAAAATTTCACTGTAGTTGTATTCCTGTGTATTAATGAGGTTAAGAAGTTCTCCATAGAATCCTTTTGCCAGTTTTCCAGAATGACCGCCCATGGCACTATGGCTATTCGGTCTTTTCCCCATTATCCAAGACATAAAGAAAATACACATAGTAGATTTTCCAACACGGCTTGGAAGCGATAAACCATAAAACTCTATTTTTCTTTCTTCCAAATCCTGTAAGTCTTTGGCTACTACATGTAGTGTTTTTTTTCGTGGAATATAAAATTTCTTGCTGTCCGGTCTATTTTTTTCCATATAAAGCAAGTAACTTTCAAATAAATGTGGCGCTTCCAGTAACAAATACTGCCAATAGATATCATCAAAGTCACCACTACCAGTTAATGCGGCACACTTCTCTGCCATGTTATGTGAGTATTGACTTACTTTCATGGCCATTTTCCGTGCTTCTTGATTCTTGTTGAAAGGAAGGTCAATATTCATATTTAAGAGCAAATCAAGGCAATCTTTTTGATTTTGATAGATTGTCATGTCCCCATTGATAATCTGATTTAGAACTGCCCGATACCATTCGAGCGAACCTTCTGTAATTTTTCCCATAAAAATAGAGCCAGACCTCCTTTCTTTTTAGGATTTAGTCTGGCTCTCATGTGGCTCTCTTGACTGTCTTATTTATTATTTAGTATTCCCATCAGCTGTCATGTCTCTTGTATCTACGATGGTAGAAGTGTTACCTCCTTGAATCTTTGGTACTTCACCATTCCATTTATCAATCTTCTGTTTTTCAATCAGTTCGGGAGTAAGAGATTCTGCGATTTTTCTATTTGCTTCTGCTTCAGCTTCTGCTTTAATCTTAATTGCTTCTGCTTTTCCTTCTGCATCAATTTTGGCCTGTTCCGCTTGGATAGATGCTTTCTCCTTTTCCTGTTCAGCAGCAATCAGTGCAACTTCTTTATCTTTATCAGCTTGTACTTTGGCTGTTTTAGCTTCAATGTTAGCAAGTTCAAGCTCCTGTTGAGCGTTCACTTTCTTCTGAATTGCAGCCTGTGTTTCATCATCGGTGGAAATAGAAGTAAAGTTTACTGTATCAATAATAATTCCGTATGGCTCAAACTTCTGCTTAAGATATTCGTCAAGTGCTTCATTCAGTTCCTGGCGTTTATCACCGAAAACATCTGTTACTGGATACTTCGCAGTTACTTCCTGCGTCCATGCTTTCATCTTTGGTTTAATAAAGGTATTCTTCACGGATTCACCGGATTGTCCTTTGAACTGAGTAAATACATCAGTTACTCTGCTCTGATCGAATTTATAAGAAAATTCAAGGTCAACTTGAAGCGATTTACCATCTGCTGTTGGTGTCTTGAAACTTTCATCTTTTGGAGAATCGCCCTTATCCTCAGATGTAAGATAAGACTGCTCGATTCCAACGGAATACAGTGAAGTTTTTACTGTAGGCGAAATCAAATGCCATCCCTGTGTAAGTACATTCTTAGAGATTCCTCCGTTCATTTTGTACTCTACCGCAATGTAACCAGCCGGAACTCTCACACTGCACTTTGCAACACATATAAGTCCTGCAATGATTACAACAGCTAATCCAATTCCACCTAAAAGTCCTTTTTTCATTTATTATCCTCCTTTTTTTGACTTTCGTCTTTATTTAACTCATCAATAGCATTTCTGCCAATGTGATTCAACAATTTACCTAGTGGTTGAAATAATTTGTAAAGCAGGAACCATACTGCTGCCGCTCCACATATCACTAGAAATATAAATACTGGATTCATTTAATCACCTAACTTTCTACAAATTTCAATAAAATCTGGCTTACTGAGTTCTTTCAACTCGTTGGCATACTTCGGAAATTCATGTGTATATATCGGATGACCTAAAAGTTTTTCTGCGTATTCGTATGCAAGTTTTCGGTCATCCCCTGTAAGCATACAAATTCCTGTGTAGGTTTCAACTACTACCGCTTCTTGTTTTGTCATACATATCCTTTCTTGATAAAATCATCTTTTTAATTCCGTAAAAATATTTTCAATTACTTTCCATTCTGCGAATACTGCCATAAACAGTAATGGTACTGCAGAAAATCCCCAATGATTTTCAATCATCATTTGTATTGTAGCTATTAAATAATCTGCTACCCATTTGGATATTATGAAATTCGCAATTATCCAACATATTTTTCTGATTTTGTTCATTTGCTCACCATCTTTCTTTTTGATTTCAAGTATTTTCTGTATTTGCGACTGTATTTACGAAGAATTAAATCAAGCATAATGCTATTTGTCTGTTCTACGTTTTCTGACATAGTTGTGAGATATGGATAATCTTCTCTATCATCTACTAATGTCTTGAAAATCAAGTCTAAAGCAAACTGAGCACTGATAGGTGGGTCGCACAGTTCAAAGTCTTTATCCTTGTACCACTCATCAATCTTATTTTGGAATCCATCAAAGGATATTTCTTCGTTCCATATCATACATTCACCTCAAATAAATTTACATTATTTTCTAAACCACCAAATATGTTTATCAAGAATATCTGCTTTTACATCACCATCAAAATAATATTCGCATCCATCATCTGCAAATTCTGCTGGTGTTGTAAATTGTGGTATTCCATCTGGTTCCAATATGACACACGCCTGTCCAGAAATATAACTTGTTACAACGGCTGGTTCGCTACGCCACCAAACTTTTCTTCCGATAACATTTTTGTCAAAATCTATTTTGTTTAAGTTCATTGGATGTTCGGAAAAATCATTAATCATACATTTAGCACGTTCAATACCACCCCTTACATCGCAGAATTTTTCGCCATTTCTGGTTATAAACACATTTCCAATTGTTCTTGCTTCAAATTCATCGTGTCTGTATCTTGCATGATTGTAAGGCGCATAATTTATGCCCCAACATACAGGCTCTCCGTCGAATTGAACCAGGTTCTCAAAACTTGGCTTTTCTTCTCTTGGGTAAGCCCATAAGTTATTATCTCCGTATTTTCCACCAATCGTATGTATATAGTCTTCTATTAAAACAACAAAATAAGGTTTTCCATTAATTACTGTGTCCCAGTGCATTTGATGCATTTTTAATTTGGAAATGTCTGTATCTCTATCAATTAACCTAATACTTTGCATTTAATATTTCCTCCAAGTTTTATACGTTCACTTCAAACTCTTTTTTGCAATTACTGCCCTTGCATTTCAACTTCAAGTGTTGAATCTTTGTATCTGGGCTAATCAGAATCGCTTTCTTCTGACAAAAAGGGCAACAGGCGTATTTCACTCCATTGATATTCCTCAATAATGCCTGTCCATTCCACGGTTCTGGTGGGTTCATGTATTCAGAAAAATCTATCCCTTCGGATTCTAATGCTGATTTAATGCTCATCTATATTTTCTTACTCCTTTTCGTCCTGCAATCTTGCGCTTTTTGGGGATTCCATGTATTTTGCGGAAATTATTCTGGTTTATTCGGTTCGGAAAAGCAAAGAGCAAAGCATTTTCTTTAGTGAGTTTAAATTCGGTTTCAAATTCAAGTGTTTTTACTGCGAAGATAACAGAATTATTTTGTGTCTCAAAAGTCTGTAATGCATAAGCAATTAAATCTCCTGGAAATTCTGGTATTCCCGATATGGCTGTTTCCCCATTTCCTATAAACAAACGCTTTAACTCGTCTTTCGCACCCATATTAACTTATTCTCCAATTTTTCTTCCGGCTGCATAACAATCTGCTATATATGTTCTATGTACAGATTCTAAGCCGTTAATGGCTTTTCTTATTGCTTTTGTCATTTTCTCATCATAATATGTGTTCCTAATTTGCAATTTGTTTTCATTCAGATTAATGGTTATCGAATCATCTTTCAGCGGATAATTTTCGCCCAAGAATATAGGCATATCTCCCAAACCATTCTGCGAAAGCTCATCAAGCATATTTAATAATTGGCTAACAGTAATTTGATTGTCCATAATCTTAGCTCACCCCATGAATCTTTCTTAAATTAGCGTATCGGTCAACTAAAACATCTATTGTTGTATAAAGCTGATTGATTGTGATGCAATCGGACTGATGTCGTTCACTGTACCATTGTTTACTGTGCTCCGTATCAGATTGAGAAGATATCAGTGGTAATTCTCTCTTTCCTCCCTGTGCTTCATCTGACAGGCAATCATTTTAGCTATGTTTTCACGTTCCTGTTTTATTCCATGCCCCTGCCGGAATAACTCGCATTCAAGGATATTTCCACAATGTGAGCATTCATCTTTGATTTCTTTACCGCATATTTCCATCTTCTTTTCCTTCCCAAAACTCGCAACAGCACTCTGGTTCAGTAAAGTCTGCGCAATATTCGCTATCACCATTAAAACAAACCCATGTGAAGTCATCATGTTTTCTACAATTCTTACAACATTTTTCTTCCATAAACACCTCTTGTTAAAAAAATCCAGTGTGCCGACTTGAACGGCATAAATCTCCCAACGAGAAACACTGGAACTTTAAGTGGGGAAAATGCAACTTCTGGCAATGGCAATTTGCCAGATAGAAACAACAGGAATCGAACCTGTGTCACATGATATTCAGTATCATTGCTCTACCACTGAGCTATGTTTCTTTTTTCATCATAAAACGCTAAACTAGATGATTTTTTTAGAATCCCCGACTATCACTCCTCACGGGCATTGGTCTTATCTCCCTAAAAAGTTTTTGCACAAGATCGCTAGTGAGTTGCGTCTATATGCCTACACGAACGCACACAAGCGCATCCGCATTTATGTGCAAAAACTAACAATAGCTATGCTAAAGTAAGATGTCCTATCTACACTTGGTAGATGGAATAGCAGGAGACGGATTCGAACCGCCGTTTCCATGGATATGAGCCATGTGAGATTCCGCTTCTCTATCCTGCCAGAACCCGGAAGAACCGGGTTAGCAATAGGTTTATCGTGTTATGCTTTCCACTATCTACAAGTTTTAGTGCTGTAGATTCACTGGATATTTTTATGCGTCTTTCATGGGTTGTATCTTTTAAAAACTCCCTTTTTCAACGTGCGCTGCGTTGATTTATCTAAATTCCAAGATACACTCCAGCCGGGAAATCAAATCCATTCAGGCCGCTCCGCACAGCGCCTAAAAGTTATATGATCCGCACACTCAACTGGTGAATTTTATCCGTCCATGTTACGGATGGACAGCATTTTGGGAGAAATGGAAACTCTGGGATTCGAACCCAGGACTTACGGCTTATGAGGCCGTTGCTCTTACCGCTGAACTAAGCTTCCTGAGATACCAGAAATAAGCCCGCCATAGATTTATTTCTGGCACTGTTGCAGTTCTTGACCGACAACCACAACAAAGGTTTTCTGAAACGCTTTTAGATTCCAGAAAAGAGTGTTATAAAATGAACTTGCGGCGTTTGTAAAACCGCAAACTGGGCTAACTGGATTCGAACCAGCAAATATAGCAGTCAAAGTGCTATGCCTTAACCGTTTGGCGATAGCCCATTATCACCCGGGCGCACCATTAAAGCCCGGGGAAGTCGTGATATATAAGTTTATGTAATTAGTATAATAAGTAATTAACGCTTAAGCTACTCTGGATGCCTCGACTTATCGCTTTCGTAGGCATTCCCGAGCCTACATGGATTAAGTCGAAGCGGCGCTTTTATGAATTTAACCCTTTCGATTAACTCAATCGGGATAATTCCAATTGGAATCGGTAAATACATTTGTCACCTCGTGCAAATTAAGAATATGTTCAGTCCAAACACCATTTCTAACAGTATGTAGAAAAGCATTTGTAGTGAATTAATTTTCGTATCTTCGAGCGTTGCCAAAATTCCAGCAATAACAATTACGAAGAACGAAAGATTTGATGCGACTCCGATTACATTAAGTGCATTCATTTTCTTTTTCCTCCCCAATTAAGAAGTTCAGAATTTTTTCTGCAATCTCTTCCTCTGGCTCAAATGGCATTCCACAGTAATTATAGGATTCTAAAGCCGATTTTAGGCTTGATTTGAAACCATTGTAAATTTCTCCATGCTGTAGTAATTCGTGCCTTAAAACCAAAATTGCATCAGTAATTGATTGAGAAGTAACACTAATTTGTGCCAATCACTTCATTTCAATGTCTGGAACAGCCGCCATTTCAAATTCAAATACCGGAATTTCGTCTACGGCTACATGAAAATCTATTGATTTCACTCTCGGAACTTTATTCCCATCAATAAAACATTTTGTTCCACGCCAATCATAGGGGTTGGGGTTTGTGATCTTCACTATCGGCATCTTCGCATCCCCTCCTTCGAAATTTACAATACAAAAGAATGTGTTTTGCGATTTCTTCAAGCTCATATATGCTGTATCTTGGAACTACACGTGGCTCACGTTTCAATAATGGGGATAATGGTGAAAATGGCTTTGGCGGCTCATATGTTATAGTCGCGTTAATAATCATGGGAGCTACATCTGTAGGAGATTGCAAAAGATTTTTGCCTTCTGAACCAATCACCTGTTCCCATTTTCCATTCACCATTAAAAAGAACTTCCCGTCTTGCGCCTTAACTGTCCCATCTGGGAAATTTTCTTCGTTGTTGCGAGTATTGTAATCTTTCATCCCTCTTCTACCTCCCCGAAATATTTCTTGTAAAGGTCAATGTCTTTGTTTCCCAATAACATTTTTATATTTTCTTTTTCTTCAATTTGCAAAGAACCATAAACAATATGTATACACGTTGTTATTGTATTTTCTTCTTGGCTCTCTTCTCTAAAGCAATTGATAACTGTAAATGCTGAAAACCAATTTCCCTTTGCTGTTAAAAAATAAGTCTTTTCTGAATAACATGTATATCCGTAATGGTCGTAGTCAATATTATCGGAAAATATCTTTTCTGCATTTTCTGTGTTATAAAATTTCCCATCTGCACATATTCCACTCGAATGAACAACTATATTGTCTTTTCTTATACGTTTGGTATTTGCATTCGGGAATTTCTTTTCGTATTCTTCTGGAACTGAAACTCCTTTTTTATTTTTTGAGAAAAATTTAAGCACGTCTTTTCCTCCCGAAATATTCATCAACTGCTTGTCTTACAATATCCGATACGCTCCTGTCTGTTCGGTTCTTCTCTTCCAGGAGCCTTTTTTTCTGTTTTTCGGAAAATCGGATGCGGATGGATTCGGATTGATAAGTTTTATTCCTCATCATAAATTTTCCTCAGTTCCTTCAGCTTCTTGTTTGATGTTTCAGCACTATACGAAAGAATTTTTAATGCCATATCGCTTATCATTTTCTCTTCTAACGGAACATCTCTTTTGCTTTTTATAACAGGACAATTGATAACTGAAATATTTGCTCCAATTTCACTTGTGATGCTTCTCCATTGTTCAAGGATTTCTTCCTGCTCATCTCCAAGCTCTTCAATAGACCAAATAAATATTTCGTCGGAATTAGACAGAATCGACAGCATTTTACGGTATTCTTCTCTACTGTTTTCGGAATCTGCGTAAATCTTAAATATTCCTTCAATGTGCAAAATCTCACGTCTAATGTCAATGTCAACTCCAAATCCTATTTCTCTTACATATCCAATTTTCATTTCATATACCTGCCTTTCTGATATGCCTTATTTTTAGTATGGCAGAGAAACAGTTAAGGCTTACTGCTTTCGTGTTGCAATCACTATCCCTGCCATGTTAAGGAGAGCTTTTTTGTTTTTTCGGGCGGTTTTGGTGGTAACTACCGCTGACTGGGGTTTTATATATACCCCCTCCCGGTCATCCAGTACGGATGCTGGCAAGTCAGAACACCGCCCCATGGGTTCCCGCTGTACTTGCCTATTCGCTGTCTATCGGATGCCTTCGGCAGTGGTCAATGAGAATTTACCGAACGTATTTTCTCGAACATATGTATCTATACGATAAACACTTGTTTTTTATATAGATGTCTTTAAAAATCTATACATCATGTACAAATATAATCGTCATTATTGTACATATTGCATAATTCCATGTGTTTACTGCCTTTTGTCCGTCCATCATGTACATTTTTACTGCTTCTGTGTTCTTATGAGCTTTACAATTCCGGCTTTTCCATCTCTGGAAGTTGTAAAGCGGCTTTGTGCTTCTCTGCGATCTGCTGCGCAGTCTGCTGTGGTACGCCATACTGCTGCGCAACTTGCACTGGTGCAGTTTCTGCCATTCCGTAGGCGGCTTTTGCAACAAATATTAAATTCGCATTTGTACCGGTCTGATTATGCAATCTATTGATTGCACAATTTTTACAAATATCAAACCATTTTTTAGCCGTGTCACCATGTGATGAGTTTATTCTATACACTCCATTCATCCAGTCAGTAAACGTTGTACGATTAATCCCAACTAAAAAGCTAAATACTTCTAGGGTTGGTAATACATGATATTTACTGCATAATCTCACATAAGTATTAAACATTTTATCTAATAGCTCTATATCATCATTACTTGGTTTTTGTATATGATCTGCAATATAAAAAATCATATCTACAAAGCTATCTGATATTTCTTTCTTATAATTTTCGTTGTCTGGTGATATACATAATACAGTATTTATATATTCATCAGCGTATATATTAATATTATCTAAATAGATATCTACGTCTTGTACATTTGCTGTATTATCTTTCATATTATCACCTCACTTTAACACGTTAATTTTCAAATAAAAAAAGAGAATGTCACCAGGTAAAGCTTATTCCCGGAAAATTTCCGGGTGTTCGGGTACATTCTCTAAAACTTAAAACTTAAATAAAATATTCTGTTTTCTTTGTTGCTGATACCTTAACACAGTTTTTAATATCTTGTCAAATTTAATTTTGCATAAAATAAAACCTTTTATTTTGTCACTAATTAATAAATAATATTTGTGGTATTATATTATAATCTTCATTTATATTTATATTATATATATTATTATACGGTACTGTATAGCATATCTTTTAATAAACTCTAGTCTTAGGAATCTATGGAGGGGTAAAAGATATATTATATATAATACATTTAGACATAATAAAAACCAGACCATTACCGGGCTTTAATGCCTGGCTGATCTGGCTTGTTAGGTGCTATTTTATTCTGTTCAGGTGCAAACGATTTCACAATAACCACCCCTCCATGAGTTCCCGCGACCGTCGTTGATAATAACATTACTGTAAGTTTTCCAAAAAGTCAAGACAAAAAATAAAAAATATTTTCCTTGACAAAAATTAAAAACCTGTGCTATTAATATCTTAACAGCTTCGGCGGTGGGGCTGTTAACCCCTCAAACGTCGTTACGCCGCCACAAATAAGCATTTTAAAAGCCCCGGGAAATTTTCCCTAGGGCTTTATTTTATGGCTAATTCATTCTTTTTAGTATTTCTTTTTCCAAAAATCTAGATTCATAAAAATTTTTATTATTTGCATATTCCTTTAATAAATTTTCATTTGACAATTTTAACATGCTATAAACTTCTTGCTTTCTTTTCGAGAGTTTTTCCTGTTCTTCCTTTATTCTTTCCAATCTTCCATTTACCACGGCTATTGTTTCAAGATTATATAAATCTTCACCGTTTAGGATTCCAGATTTTATAAACTGATATTCTTCTAGATACATTTTATTTTTAATTTCATCATAATACAAATAACTTGATTCATCAATGATTTGCATAATTTTAAAATCAAAGTCATCATTTTTTAGAATATCTTGTTGTATTAATTTGTTATTGTGTTTTCCTCTTCTAATTTCGCAAGAGTGAGATTCAGCACGTTTTTTTTAATTGTGTTGAAGATCCTATATATCTTTTTCCGGTTCTTCGGTTTATTATTGTGTATACTCCACACTGATTTTTATTTGGAATATTATTTAACTTGCTCACTGTAACCACTTCCTTTCTATGATTACAGTATATATTATTAGTGCTTAATTGTCAATGCTATTTTGTGCTTAATTTACTTTTTCATTTTATCCATTTTATCAAGTTCTGCAAGAATTAATTCTCTTGCGAAAGCGTTAGTTTTTAACCCATATGCGTTAATTCTTTCAAGTGTTCCCTGTGGTAAGATTACATTTATTCTATCCTTATTTTTCATACATTTTTTTACTGCTTCTCTATTCTTTATTGCTTTTTCTTCCGTTGTTAATTCTGCCATATTTAGCCCTCCTTTATTTTTCTTCATTATAATATGCGTGTGCTTAATTGTCAATATTTTTAGTGCTTAATCAAATTGCATAATTTCGCAATGTTCATTAGTGCTTAATTTGTTTATTATGTCAATATACATTAGTGCTTAATTATGATATTATAATATCAACAAAGGAACACAAGAAACAAACAACCGGAACCGCCCAAACCACTCAATACAATGAGGACATAGGAAAACGGACTGATTAATTGAAAAACTCTAGTTCCCAGAAAATAAAAAAGCCCGGCGATCTTCCAAACCAAACCGGGCACCAAACTAAAAAAAAGAAAGGCAACCCCATTATAACAGGGGCGAAGGTAAAAAAACAATGAAAAAATACACACTTGAAACATTAAAGAAAGAGAATGAGCTTTTCGATAGCTATTACGGACTTGAAGAGTCAGACGTAAAAAAAGTAAACTGCATTATTGAAATGATTGAAGAAACGCGCTCAGTAAAAGCCATTCAAAAATATGACGTAGTAGAGTATACAAATGAATATGGTGAGTATTTTCCAAAAGCAACAGCAACAAAGAAAATAGGAGAAAACATAGAGCTTTGTGAAAATGCTGGAATACATTTAAGTATTTACGATAACGAGTTGTGCGGAAGTGCTTCGGGTGGTGCGTTTAGCCATCATAATAAGTCTGAATTTACATATAAAGGCACGTCAAGCAATACTTTTTGGACTTGGGGAAATGCTGGGGCTTGTGCAAATGGTGGAATTTATTTTACTGCAACTGTTAATTTGTGGGAATGTAATGACAATGAAGAAATGTTTTCCACAAAAACACATGATAAATATCATTTGTCATATAGAAAAGCAGAAAATAACGGAGATTATCAATATTTTGCTTCTAAAGCTGGAATGAGTAGCTATGCATGGAGAACTAAAGAAGATATGCAAGCATGGTTGAGAACTAAAAGAGCAGTTGTGACCGAAAAAAATACATGGGGCGGTGCGGTTATCTGGACATATAAAGAAGTAATGCACCACGTTTCTAATACAGAGTATGACGCTTTAGAAGCGCCGGAAGATATTTTTTTAATGAACGGAAGCAAAAGACGTTGTAAGCGTGTCTATGATGATAAGAATTATATTTTGCATACTTATTTTGTGTGGTACTGGGAGGATGATACTTTAGATTTTTATGAAAAAACGTCATTGCAGAACAAGATTATTGATTCTTACGAGGTAGATTATTTTACAAATGAAGTAAATAAAATCGCGCTTGAAGAATTGAGAAACGGAACTATAAAGCCATTTGAAATCAATTTTAATTAGGCCGGCAAGCGTACCGGGGAGCATTTCCCCGGCGGCCTTTTAACAAAAATTCAAGGAGGATAAAAAAACATGATGAAAATTGACATGTGGTACAATGACAAAAAGGAGCAGGCAACCGGGCTTGATATCTGGTTTAATGATCTCGGATGTTTTTACTCTGGAAATATTACAATTTTTGATAAAATTGTCGGTGATTATTACGCCGACAGTGTGCAGGAAATTTGTGAAGCGTTTCCGCACCTGGAAGAAAAAATAAATGCTTGCTTGAACTAAATAAATCAATTTCGGGCGGGGCTTTCCCGCCTGTTTTTTCTAAATATTGGAGGGTTAATACATGAAATACCATTACATAGCAATTTCAACACGCACAAACAATAAAAACTTTGCTTCTGTTCTTCGGGTCTCAAGCTCTGATAATTTATTATTTTCCTTGCAAGTCCCCGGCATTACTTCCGCAAATATTTGCAGCACGAAAAAAGAAGCGGAAAAAGTCGTTGAGTTTTGGAACAAGTGTTATAAGAAAAATAAAACTTATGGAGGGCTTTAAAATGGTAACAATCAAGAAAGCCACGCAAGCGCAGACAATCGCCGCCATAAAAAGCGGCGATTTCTCCACAGTTGATACAATCAACAGAAAAGCTGAAAAGGAAGCAATGGAAATCTTCAAGGCTGTTGCTGGTGGCGTTATTAAATTAGCTTATTGGGATATGTCCCCGATAAAGCGCCGTGACGGTAAAAAGTCTGTAATGCGGTACGCACTGCACAGATCAACGAAAAAAGAAGACTGTTTACAACTCTCCTGTATGGAGCTTATCGGGGGCGAGATCATCCCCACAAGCGACAGACAATTTAATATTAAAGATGATTACGACCGCCGGGAATTTTTCCGCAGTCTTCCAGCTGTTACAAAAATGACTTTTAAATAATAGGGCGCGTCTTTTTATATCCTGGCTCCCAGGGTGAAGGGAAGAAAGATAAAAGCATGAAAAATTCAACTTTTAAGGAAAATGTAAGAAAGCAACTTGAAGTAAATGAAAAAATACATGCTATGGGCTTAGATGTTTGGTATGATGGAAATTTTAAGCATGTACGCATATATAAAACATATAAAAACGAATATAACCAGGATAATATAAAATTTATTGGTTATATTGATGATGATTTCAACATTGTTATAAACGAATGATTTTTTCACCGCTTCCCGGTTTCCAGTCCGGCGGCACGTTCACGGCGTGCAAGCGGTTTTTTGGCATTCTGCCAGATACACCTTGCAAAGTTAATATAATAAGTCAATCAATTAACGCGCTATTTTATCCGTAAATCGTTTTTTATGCTGTTAATGGTTATTTATGCCACGTTTGCATTATAAGCCGTTTAAGAGCCTTTAAATCGCTTTTTAGTGCGCCACATGGTTTATTGACTGTCTGCGGCTATAGGTGTATAATAACCTTGTATAGCTATGTGCAGCTATACTTTTGTAGCTTGTTGATGGGCGTATTATGTCCGATTATGTGCGTAGTTTGTCCGGGCTTCCCGGTGATCTGTCGCAGCTGTCCGGGCTATATAACAATTAGGACTATACAACTATATTTTGATATGCTTGTATAACGCCGTATTTGTCTTTTTAAGGCGTTTTATAATCGTAGTCAATAAAGTATAGGCTAAATACGTTACAAGCCATTTAAGGCTTATTTTGCAAGAATATTATTGTATTTTTATTACTGCATTATATTCCATTTGCTGTTATGATCTATTATCTGTGGGCTGTTGGTTCTGATCTGCCAGGGCTACGGCTGGCGTTTGGCTTCGTTGGTGTTCAATCGTTCCTGGCAGTTTCCCGGCTTCATCGGTTCGGCGTGGTATCGGCTCCAGGAGCTGTCCCTGGTTGATTTGTGGTAATAAATAACCGCAGCTGTTCAAAACTTCAATAGTTGCAACTAACTTGTAAATGATATCCAAATTCCAACATCATTTTGGCAGCCAAAAATCAAGGAAATCCAGAAAAAAAGTGGCAACCAGAAAAATTCTCACATTTTCTAGTTACCACTTAAATTTTAATTTTGCACAAATATTTCTATAGCGTAAAGTTCTGAATGATTCAAAATTCACAATTTATTTAACTCTTCTTTCTTCCGTGTTCCGTATCTTCTGTGTGATGATTTCTCTAAACGTTCCGTCCTCTTCATTTGGGACTTTGAAAGTTTCTTCTTCCTCTGGTAATTATCAGTCGTTGTTCCCATTCACGCCCTCCTTGTTAATCTTCTGATTCCTGGTTTCAAAGTTTATAATTTCTGTGTCTGTTTCCAGCTCTTCCGGGATTCTGCCGACAATGATAACTCGCAGTGGCTTCAATCTGCGTTCCATTTCCTTGAACATAACACAATTTCCGAAAAAAGGCAAAAAAAATAATCGCATCTCTGCGATTTTATTATTTTGCACATGTACTTTTCCCTTTCATATGTACTTTTTGTAAAAGGTAATCAAAGGTAATCAGAACACTCGTTCATACCAAGTCCGCAAACCCTTGATTTTACTGTATTAATCGGGGCAACAGGATTTGAACCTGCGACCTCACGGCTCGCGTTTTAATCCGTAAACCCTTTATTTTAAAGGCTTTCCAGACTTGAGGTAATCAAAGGTAACCAAAAAGGTAATCAGAACCTATGTTCTTATTCATCCAATCCTTTGCACTTTTGACACAATTTTATTTTTTTCTTCCAAAGAGCTAACATCAAATGTATAATATTTTTCATTAACTTCTTCGGTATGCCCGAGCAGCGATGCAGCAACAGTGGCAGATACTCCATTGCATCTTAGTTTAGAATTTATTGTTCTTCTAAATGCATGAATTCCTCTTTCTTCTATTCCTTCCTGCCTGCATTTGTTTTTTAAGCATGACGATATTACAGGAGCATGAACCCTTCCATTTTCGTTTGAAAACAACCATTCACTAATATACCCATTGCTGATTTCTGCTGATTTTAATTTCATTAAAAGTTTTCGAATTTCGCCAGTCATAGGAAACCATCTGTTCATTTGATTTTTTGTTTTTCCTATATAGTATTCTTTTGTATTTCTATTGTATTTTTCTGATTTATTAATAGATATATAATTTTCATTTATATCTTCCCATTTTAAAGCCGAAATTTCTCCAACTCTCATCCCTGTGAGACTTGCAAAATATACTGCGTATGAGGGAATGTATTCTGGCTGTTCATCAAAATCCTTTTTGCAGCGATTAATAATTAGTTTAAGTTCATGGTCTGATATTGTATTATGACTTGAAGGCTTTTCTATCTCCGTGCAGTATTTATAAAATATTTTAGGTGAAAGAAATTCCATAGGATCATAATTCAATAAATGTTGTGACCTTGCACTATCTATTGTGTTTTTGATATATCCAAACAAAGTTTTACACGCTTTTTTGCAAAGTTTTTGATCTTTTACAGTTCTGACAATGAATACCTTTATGTCTTCTTCTGTCATTTTCTCAATTTCTTTTTCCGTAAATTCTTTTTTTTCAAAATAACGTGTTCTATCTGTAGAATACTTATACAAAGTGTTATCCGTCACAAATTCTTTTTGAATTTCTATCCAATGCTCGTAAACATCCATAAATGTTTTAGGTTTTTCTGTTTTTTCTTTCTCGAAAGCAATAATATAATCTTCAATTCCCTTTCGGCTACTTCTTTTCACTAGCTTTCTAGAATTTTTTTCTGTATAAATATAAGTATACCAATTATTGTTTTTTCCCTGCCATATTTTATATTTTTTTAATATTTCTTCATTTTTCTTCATTTGTATTTCTTCAAGTACATGTGCAGGATTTATAATACCATTCTCAATAGCATATTTCAATATTTCATCCATAAAATTTAGGAGGAACCGGGAATTCCTTTTGCCGGCCGGCGGTTCCTGTTCCTCCTTTCTATTGATAGCCTGTTTTTTTGATTTTAAGCGCTTATTTTGTTTTAACCATAACAATATTCACGAATATCATAAAAATTAATTTTAGCCATTTTATTTAAAACAATTATCACGTTTCACAACAAATCAAAGATATTTACTTGTCCATCAATCTGAGATTCTTCCAGGTTGTAAAATTTACAGGCTATATAATCTGGGTTCCAATCAATTTCCAGCTCATATTGCAAGCACTGCGGATGCTTACCACCACGGAAGAATCTGCATTCCGAACAGGTATGCTGATAAGCTGTACCGCCAGATCGCTTATACATTTCGCTTATCTTCCTCATAGAATCACTCGCTTTACTCTTGACTTTCCTCTCGCTTTCTTCTTGAAGATACCATTTTTAACACAATCCCTCGGATCACATCCTCTGCTATGTTCTTCGATCAAGATATAATCACAGGTTGCATTTGTGCTCCATGCATTTTCGCTCTTGCTGTAATAGTCGCATTTTGAGCATTGTCTCCGCTTTAAGCCTATAATTTCAGTGCTTTTTAATTCTCTCCATGGTTTTCTATCTGGCAATTTTCCGCACCTCCCAATCTGGCAGTATCTATAATTTTTAAAAGGTCTGGACTTAGTTTTCTTCGTTCTTGTTCTCTTTGCACTTCTGCCCGGTAAGTCCTTTGGAAATTAGACTGAACTACACTCCACCATGTGCCATCTACATTCCCTGATTTCGCCCATTCTTCTAACTGCCCCGGACTTGATACTGCTTTCTGAACTATTTCTGGAAGTTTAGAAAATTCTTCTTCCGCATGGTATATAGAGTTCCAAATTGCCCTTGATACCAGATTCCAAGCTTCTGTTTCGTTCAGTTCGTCAGACTGTGGCGCAAGGCTTTGTGCGCATTTCCTTAATGCTGCTATTGATGGCTCTTTCCATTCAGTCTGCATATATTTCTTTAATCCGAAACTTAAAAGCTTGTAATCTAGGTCTTTAAGGAGACCATACCAAGTATCAAAAGCATATTGATCTGGAAGAAACGATGGAGAAGTGTACACAGCTTTCATTGCCTTTACCAGTACCGCCCATTCTTCCCTTGTCATACCCAATTGTCCACCTCACTTACCCTGTTTTGGATTTTCTCCATGTAGCTGCACGGTCTATTCGTAGACTTGTCTGCGTATTGCCCTTCAAATACTTTTGCGAAATTTCCAGGCTTTAAGAACCAGTCAAACGTAACCATCCAGCCATTTTTATTTTGCCCTTGTAGGAATGTGCTGCGTCGAATATTTTCAATCGCTTCCAGAATATCTTCAACACAGTTCTGACGGATTCTAGCTTTCACTGCCTGTTCTCGTTTTGGTGTCATTCTTTTTACAGGAGTAATGCCGAATTCTTCCAGAGTATTCCATTCATCAATGGTTCGTTGGACGTCAGCCTGACGAATAGTATCTTTAGATACTATTAAATCATTCTCTTCTTCTATTTCTTTTTCTTTATTATCTAATTCTTTTTTATCTAGTTCTTTATTATATACTTCTGCCGAGCTAACGTTAGTTTTACTGTTAGCTTTACCGTAAAGTTTACTGTTAGTTTTACACTCTATTTTGTCTTTCTGCTTTTTTCGATATTCTTGCATATAATTTCGCATATATTGGCTTTTTTGCTCAATTTTATCGAGATTTTGATATTTTCCCCAGTTCGGAATTGTGTAAACGCCGGAAACAATTTCGATCATTCCGTAGTTCTCAAATGTTTTTAACGCTAATCGAACTGTGTTAATATCTCTCTTGAATACTGTCGCTAACATTTCATCAGTATATGCAATCTTATCGTTTAGGATAAAAACACCGCTGTTGTTATTTTTTCCGGCTAAGCACAACAATTTAAACCAGATTACGATAATGCTATCCGCACTTGGCAAATTTTCAATTAGCATTATTTTTTCATCATCAAAAATGTCTGAACATATTTTTATCCATTTTACATCGCTTGCCAATTTTGAAATTCCTTTCTCCAATCTCTGGATTTTTCAAAAGTGTTTATTTTAATCTAACTTCAATTCCATTAATTTTCAGCTCTCCATTTACCGGAATTACAAGAAATGGAACGCCGTTTATTTCTTTCAGTTCAAGTAGAGCAATTTTATCTGGCTGGATGCAGATTGTTGCATCTGGTGTTGCAATTTTTGCAGTTTTTGAATTGTGGATATTATCAAGAGCAACAGGCTCATTGCTGAAATACATTTCCCAGTTTTCTTTGAAATCTGATAATTTCTCGTCTGAAATTCCGCAATATCCAAAAATCTGTTCCATTTCATCACATGATACAGTTATCATCTCCGGGCTGTCTTTCTTCTGTTCTCTTACTTCCTGTAATGATTCAATCAGACTTTCCGTGAAATTGAATGTTGTATTTCCTTCGAAATTGTCCATGATAAAATCTGAAAAGACATTGATCTCATTGCCGGGTATACGTGGAATTGGTGTGCCAAGAACATTTTCGATGAAGTCTTGATGAATATTCTTTATGTTTTTGTTGAAATACAAAGTTCCATGAATATCAGTGCTTCTGTCATTGAATACAGGGAATAAGAATCCTGTTTCTGGTCTTGAGACTACCCAATCACGAATTCTGTCTTTGATGTTATTTTCAGCCACATCATAGCTAAGCCCAGCCTTTGAAAGATTTACCGGACAAATGCTGCACAGAATGTGTTCATAAATTTCTTCTGATGCATCGTGCATTTCGGTTCCATCAGAAGCTTTTCCGGGAATGTCATATACTGCATGAATGAGAACTATGTAGTAATTTTCGTTATAATCGTAATTTTCAATCACTTTGTCGTAGAACTCGTCCAAAAGCTCATCATCTTTAAGTTTACTTGCTCTGATCCGCATAAGAAATTCCTGTGTTCCACCCTCTTTTTCCTGTGCTAATGGAAAATCAAAGTTCATAAGGTTCTTTCCAAGTCTGCCAGACATGGTTTTCTTGAAAATGTCAAAATACTTAAACATTTCTTCCTCTGGAAGGGAAAGGAAAGCTTCTTTAATTTTGGTTTTCTTATTTTTTTCTGCATCCACATAGCAACCACAAATGCGTGTAATAGAACAATTTGCCGGTGTAAACTGTTTCTTGATCTCTGCGATTTCTTTCTTATTCATGATTAATCCTCCCATTTTAATTTTTGTCAAATAAATCAAATTATATGATTTTTATGTGCTATTTCTTGATTACCTTCATGTTTTTATTCCAACTTCCAGAAATTGTTCCGTCTGGGTGAATTATAAATTCTCTACAAACACTATTATCTTCCGCTTTCTCTATTTCGCTAAGCATTTTCATGTTCGAATAGCTAAAGGTGATTAAAGTATCTTTGTATTTCCATATTTCATACACATAATAATCTTGAATTGTTTGCTCGATAAATTCAAAATGATTGTATGCGTATTCAAGTATTTTGTTATATAATTCTTCTTTTTCATCGTATTTAATTCCGATTTTTTCACTTAGCTTCATAAGTTTTCTGAATGATAAATCATCTGCAAAAGAGTATGCATCAATCATATTTAATACATCTTCGATTGTGTTCGCGTCGCACAATACGCATTGTAATCTCATTTTGGTCTTTAATAATTTGCCTTTAATACGTTCCAGATCAACCAAAGATGGCATACATGTTCCAAAAATTTCATTATTTTTCTTATCGGAAATAGCATGTCTGCTAATGTCTACAAAATCAAACAGTCCATCAATTTCTTTAATATGATTTTCTAAGTATTTCCCATTTGTATTAATCGTCAAAAATTTAATATCGTGTTTTCCTAAAACTTCACACAATTTAGTAAATTTTTCAAATAGCAGTGGCTCTCCACCTGTTACAGATACGGAATACAATATTCCTTCTTTTTCCATTTCTGAAAGCATTTCATCAACTTGTATTATAAAATACTCTGCATTCTCGCAACGTTCTGCGTTTTGTTCGACACAGAATGAACATTTGGCATTGCACTTATCTGTTATTTTCAAATGCAAGTGCCATAACCATTCGTTCTTTTCTACTAAAATCCGATGACCAAATAAGTTGACTTCCATCTTGCCATCATAATTTATTGGTAATCTTTCGACATTGCACTTGTGAATGTAATCTCTTATGCTTTTATTTTGTACAAACATTAATATCACCAATCCTTTCTGCTTCTCTCGCCTGTTTTTTCTCAATCCACTTATTAATTTTATCTTCGGAAATCATATACATTTGCTTTAACATTTCGATGCAGATCAACACATCTGCAATTTCTTCTATCATGTTATCACGGTTGATTTTTCCACGTTTTGCCTTACTGATTGCTTGGATAAGTTCTGCGCATTCTTCCATGCAGACTGTGCTTTGATTATTTTTTCCATAGTGCTGAATGCTATCTGCGATAATGCCTTTATCAATCTTTATCCCTGTGATTAATCCGGCAAGAGCCTTTGCACCGGAATCACACGCCCATGCTTCTTTTAGATATTTCTTCTGCCATTCATCTTTGATTTCTGAATCTCCCAAGAAACATAAATGCTGATCTCTCATATCAGATAAGATATCTTTTGCCTCTTTATTGTCCACTTTTTCACCTTCCATCCCATAATTTTCCACAAATAATACATTTGTACACCCATCCTCTTCTGTGATGATTGTATATAATCCATTGATGTCTGTGCAATAATATTATTCCTCCCTTACCATCTTCAATTTAATTCCAGGAACACTAGGATAGCTAATTCCAAATTCTTCTTTTCCATCCATCTGATTTAAGAACCATTCAAACACGGCACCTATTGCCATATCGGTTACGTCTTTTCTCTCACCTACCCATAAACCTTTTTCTTCGTTTACATTTCCATAGTAAATGATATTTGTAACAGGGGTAACACCCATTGTTTTGATAGTTTTACTTGCCATTCTTCATCCCCTCCAATTCCACTTATACAATATTTTTCTCATCCAATGCTGCTTTTTCAACAGCTTTCAGATAATCAATTTGCCGCTGAATGTAAGGATCGGTTTCTTTCCCGCCGGATGCAAGCCAATCAGAGATTCTACTTTTTACATCCTGTAAAACCGATATAGGAATCAGTCTAGTATTAATGGTATTCAGTACTTTAATCATTAGCTTTCATCTTCTCCAGTTTTTTCTCAGCTTCTTCACGGGTGAGGAATAATGTTTTACCGATTTTATTTATGTCCGACAACTTAAATACACACTTGTCGATTGCACATGGCGTCTTATTTGGAATGCCTAAAATGTAATAGACTTCTGTTCCTACTTTGCACGGCAATCTCACAAGCAAGCCCTGTTCTTCTAAGTCTTCAAGTTCTGCCAATCTATTAATCATTTTTTTCATTGTATTGCAATCTCCCGTCCCTTTTGAGCAATTATCGCAATATGAACTGCACATAATGCTTCGGCGTTCGTTATATGTGATTCTTGAAAAATCTCTTTTTGTTAATCTCTCCATCTACTTCACCTCTCCTACAATCTCATCAATACACTGATTCCAGCCCTCTGCAAAGCCAGCATCAGACGTATTAGCCGGATAATCTCCATTGTCTTTTTCTGGCAAATCCATAAGCGGACACCAATCAGGTCTTGATTTGCTTTCACAATCATAATGTTCTTCTGTCATCAGAATTACATCATAATTTAAACAGTCAGCTAATTCACAATGTCCATCATATTCAAGATTTCCACAATATTCAGTTCCAAACGGACAGTCATAACAATTTTCTGGTGTATCAATCACTAATACTGATTTACTCATTCAACTCCACCGCCTTTCACAATTTCTATCGCCCTGCTCAGTCCAGCATTGTATCCTTGATGTACATCAGATAAGATACATTCGGATTCGATGAATTTATCTCTTTTCAATTCGCCAACAACCTTGTCCACATCAAAAGCTGTCGGCTGTTCGTCAACAGCTTCACATATAATTTCCGGGCTAAATGTTTCTCTCCCTGTGTTTAAAGAACTATTAATTGCTTCTTTCAGTTTATCTGCATCAATCAGTCTCATAATCTTCACACTCCTCCGCATATTCATAGCCGTCCATATCATCACATCTGCACTGGCAGGAATCCTGTTTTTCACAGCAGATGCAGCACTCCGTTTCACCGTCTGGACACTCTAATTTGCAATATCCCATTCAGTCCTCCTTATATGGTTCTGGATAGTCCATCCATGCAACTACTGTTCCGCCTAAAACTTTTTTATCCGTTTTCCAAATTCCATCAGTAGTATACGCCTGCTCTACCAACACTGTTCCATCATCGAACGCAACGGTAGCAATCACATATTTAGATGTTTTTTCGAACATTCCTCTTTTCCAGTTATCTGTTCCTTTAAACTTTACAAATATGGAATCGTGTTCTTCTGGCATCCTCTCACTGATTGGAATCCACCCGTTTTCTTTCTCGTCCTGTTCCAAATCATTCAGAAGAGTATTCACAATATCCATCGCACTCCCTGGAAGCCCATGCTTATACTGTGATTTATTTTCTATCTCAGTTTTGTATTGTTCTAATCTGGTTCGTACTCTGCTCATCATGCCCTCCTAATAATATCTTTTAAGAAATTCCTCAAACTTTCTACTTTGCTCGTTTTCGTCATATTCCCATTCATGTGTTTTCCTGTTATAATGGCTGTTTGCTTTGCACCGAAAATCATATTGACTAGACTTGCCTTTAATTAAAGGGCATTCCCAGCAATGTACGCGTCCAGAATTATCATAGGCGCTATATTTATCGCAGATTTCCTGGTCTTTCTGGTTTAGAATCATCCTTCCACCTTCTCATAAGTTTTTCTGAATATATCTGGCTTACACGGATAAAATTCTCCGCAAACACCTCTGATAATATAATCTCCAATGTTTGCAAGATGTTCGCCCTCAAGTGTCTTAATAACCAGACCGCCCGGAACCTTCCAATGGTCAATATAGAAATTCTTGCTTTCTGCCGACATGTACTGGTCTGTACACTGATAGTCCGTCAGGAAATCGAACATTTCTCGCTTATTTGTACCAGTCCACTGTACTGCATCAATTATAACTGGCTTCTTTCTGTACTTCATTCTTCCACCTCGCTATCTTCTGGCATCTGGAACGTCATTCCATTTTTGAGCATTTCTCCAAGTTCTCCCGCATGTGCTTTGTTTTCTTCCGTTTTTGGCTTCATACTTAATATCCTACATACTTCTGGAATTACATATTTTGTGTATTCCGAATCTCCATATGCTTCCTGAATCATGTCCAGTACTTTCATGGCTTTTGCTTTATTCGAATATTCTCCTAGCGGATAACTGCATCCGGTTATGTATGATACTATAATTGTTTTTATAGATCCTTCCACAATTTCAGTGCCTGCCATAGAATTGAGATCAATCAATACTTTTCTATTCTGACTTCTGATCAACATTTTGCGTCCTCCTTGTCTTTCTCACAGAATCCCCTGTGTTCATGCACTGAACACTTAATTACAGCATTACTGTATTTCATGTATGTGAGTTTTTCTCCTGTCAATTCGCATTTGTGTTTTCTTGCGTTCAGGTGTTCGCAGGTTCCGTCACAGTAGCTCATTTTCGCCCTCCTTATTCGATAAAATTTGTTCCGCACTGACAATGATAACTAATATGTCCGTTATATTTACTTACATTTGCCATTACCTTTCTACCGCATGAAAAACAAGTTACCTCTTTTGTCAGCGGCTTTTCGTATTCTTCTACTTCTTTATCTTGAATAAACCTCTGACCGCACCAGTGGCACTGCTTAGTGCTGTACGGCATCTCTCCACAAATAGGACATTCTGGAATTATTCCGTAACCATCATTTATGATTGGGAGTTTTATCGGCTCTCGCTTTGAATAGATATTCCAGAGTTCTTTTCTGCGGTTTTCTCCGTCTTGCTCTATTAAAGCCTTGTACTTCTCTTCCTCTTCTTTGTCCCAGTAAATGACACAGGCTTTGTCTTCTGGTGAAATGTCTTTGGTGTACGGCTGTGTCGTGCAATGATAGCCTGTTTCGCCCTTCCTTTTTCTTGACTGACATCTCATGCAGCCACCGCATTTTTTATCCATCAATTCTTCTGGATAAATGCTTGTGCTGGAACGTCTTGCTCTTTCTGGCATTCCGTCATTGAATTTAATTTCACTCATTTTTCGCCCTCAATTTCTCATATAATTCAAAATATTCTTCCAATGTTTCTGGCAGTTTGATACAATCTGGCTCATAAGGTTTTGGATATACTGTATATCCGCACTTCGTACATTTAATTTGTGGTGGAAAGCCCCTGCTCCATTCCATGTTTCCACCGCATTTTCTGCAACGAATGTATCTCTCTACTTTCTTTGGCTTGATTTTAAAAAAATGAAGTATAATTATTCTTTCTCATTTCCATCCTCACTTTCCCCATGTAAGCAACTGACACGCTATTGTGCAGTCCTCCATGATTTCTGTGTTAATATTTCCTCTATTTGGTTCTAATTCATCAAGGAATAAACCATTTATTTACGCTCCAAATCTTCTGACCAATTCTTTATTCAAATCTGGAATCCGTACATCTGTTTCAGATTCCAACTCTTCAACCATGCTCATAAAACTTCTTTCTCCACGGTTTGCTTGTCCTACAAACTCATTTGCACAATTAATTACGTCCAAAAGCCTTTTGGTTGAAAATCCATGCAGCTTTCTTAATGCCAACATCGTAGTTACGGAATTGATTGTATTCGCCCAGTCATCACCAGTATTGAAGCCATCGTTATAGGCTTGATCTTGCATGACTTCCAGCTCTTTACGTGAATTCTGCATGGCTCTGGCGAATGCCTGTGACATCTGATTGTCACATTCCAACACCCTATTTTTCTTTGGCGCTTTCATCTTTAATTTGCTTCCCATATTTTTCCCTTCCGTATCTGTATTCCGTCAAACGGTATGCTCTTGATACTCCCGGATGTTCTGTGGCAATCAGAGAATCCATCTCCAATTGCCGCATATGTCTCTGGACGGTACACTTTGTGAGGTCTGTTCCATCCATGATTTCTTCGTAAGAAGGCATATATCCGTGTTTCTCAAAATACTTAACCAGAAAACTGTAAATATCATTTCTGGAAGATTGTCCCTCATTATATTTTCTCTGACGGTAATTCATAGGCAAAACGGATTTTCTTCCGCAGTATTGCTTTTTTCTGCACGCATTTTATTTAATCTTTCCGCAGCTTTCTTCTTCGTTTCATCGGAATATTTTCTCGGTGGGTTGATTTTAATGTAGGAATATGGTAAGTGAGCGAAAATAGATCCATCATTATTTCTGGCAAGAATTTTCACATCATCTGGAAATTCCTTTTCTAATTCCTCACATCTGTTCTTCCAGAAACTCCCATTCTTAGCAGTAACCCCTACATAATCTCTTCCGGGAATCCACTCAATTACACATTCGTTTGTGTTTTCTGACATTCAATCACGCTCCTTATATAAAATCTCCTATGCTCATTTGACTATCTTTTTCAAAAACAAGCATTTCGCTTTTTGCTCTGTTATAAAAATTTCTGTCAATTTCAAATCCGTATGCACTTCTGCCAAGTTCCATGGCGGCTCTCAATGTGCTACCGCTTCCACAGCACGGGTCAATTACCACATCCCCAGGGTCAGTAAATATTTCAATCAGCCGTTTTAGAACTGCTACTGGTTTCTGCGCTGGATGAATTTTCGGAATGTCCTTTCCGTCTTTTTCCCACTGGAACCAGTTAAAAACCATCTTTCCAGTTCCGCGAATAGTCTTTCCGTTTTCATCGGTCTGCGCTCCATTTCTGAATTTTGGAAGTTTATCTCTATAAAACACAAGTGCATATTCTGTAGCACCTACCACACGCATATTTGCTTTAAGCACCTGTGGACTGTAGTTTTTGATAAACACAAGTGGTATATAGTGAACAAAGCCATGTTTCGCAGCTGCATTGATCAGAGTTTGAATTTGTTCAAATGAACAAAACACTATCATACATGGTGCGTCTGAACTTCTTCCTCTTACCCCTGCCTTTTTAGGCTCCTTCTTCAACATTTTCGAGCAGAAATGGAAGTATTCATATAAATTGAAATTGAAATCAGAGTTAAATGCTGCTTTCCCGGCTAATTTGCTTTCACCGTTTTTATTATCTCCCTTCGTATACCGCATAGGGCTACTTCCATAAAAATTATTACCTACATTGTAAGGAACATCTGCAATTACAAGCTGTGCTCTTGGGATTGCATATTTCTTATAATTCTGCATAGAATCACGATATATTTCACATTTTAATTTCATTCATTCCATCTCTTTTAACCGTTCGCTCCCAATATGAAAATATTTTTCTTCTTTCTCAAAACCTAAGAATCTTCTACCTGTAGTTCTGCAGGCAACTCCTGTGCTACAGGAACCGGCGCAATTATCCAAGACTAAATCACCTGGATTTGTGTATGTTTTGATTAACAATTCCATAAGTGATAACGGTTTTTGTGTTGGATGTAGCGCGCATTTTTGACTGTCTTTTGCAAAAGTCCACACAGATGTTGGGAAACGCTCTGTACTGTCATAAGAAGTTAATCTGTATTTCCCATAGTTTGTTGTTTCTTTGCATTTAACCTTATGTTCCACTTTACTTATTTTTCTTTTGTTTCCAGTTGTTTTCTGTGGATTATAAGTAGGAAGTTTTTTATAAAAAACACAAATATCTTCATGTGACCGAAGAGGCATTTTGTTAGCATTCAAAAATCCTGTAGGTTGTGTTTTCTGCCATATCAAGTTATATCGCCACATATCACGATTACTTTGCATTAAATCTGCAGTAAACATTCCGTTTGCAAATAATATAATGGCACCATGCTCTTTAATAATTCTTTTATACTGTTTCCATAATGGCTCAAACGGAATAACCGAATCCCATTTATTTCTTGCTGTTTGTCCATATGGAAGGTCGGTTAAAATCATGTCTATTGATTCGTCATCAATCAATTTAAAGCCATCGAAACAATCCATACAGTAAAAACCGTCATTTATCATCCTCAAAAGAAGCCCGGTGCACCCTTACGTCAGCTGAAGGCAAGCTCCTTTCATTTTTTTATTTTTTATCTTTGGAATTTAGCCAGTAGAACTACTGGTGTGTTAGAATCAGTGATAGTTTTCTTCATTGAGTAAGTCGTTGAATTTTTCCAACGCCTTAATAGATACTTTGTTATTTACTTTTTCTGGTCTGATTGATACATTTAAGTGAGTATCAATGATGTGTTTTAATTCTCTTGCAAGGGTTTTCTTGCCTTGTTGAAGTCCATCTCTATAACCTTTTGCTGGGCGAAATTCATTGATTTTTTCTTTTCCTTCTCCTTGGCTCCCAGAGGTTTTATTATATCTGCATTGATATCCTTTTTTGGTGTACTCCAATATCCAGAACTGTTCCATTTTATTAAGCTGTTCTACTGGATAATGGATAAAATTTATTTTCCATCCAAAAGGATTTTCTTCGCTGTAGAATCCTCTTTTCTTTATTGATAAATCAATGTGCTGATACCCAGTAAGATGTGAGCACATCCTCTGAATTATATGTACTGCCCGTCCTATATAAAAGTATGGGATTTCGTTTTCATCAGTTCTGGTTAAAAAATAAATTCCACTGCCATCATCAAGCTTTGGATTGATTTTCAGAAGCCTTTTTCGGTTCGCTGCTTCAATAGCTTTTGCCTGCCTAAGCTTTTTATAATCCAACCGGCATCACTCCCATTCACTCTCATACTCATCTTCGTCATCATCTTCACTGTAACCATGTTCCATAATTTCTTTGAAAGTAGATATTGCTTTTTTGAACCTGTCACGCAAAACCTGTTCTTTCTGTTCAAGATCATCAATAACCTTTTTTCTTTCTGCGATTTCTTCTAAAAGAGATTTATTCTCTTCTTCAAGATTATATCTGGCAATGCGTTTCATGGTTGTTGGATCAAGTTTTACAAGTTCCTTTCCAGTGACAATAAGAGTTGTTGGATTCATCATTGCCGGCACATATGTTCTTGTTCCACCATAAACCGATGTAGTTTCTATTTGTTCTGGCGGTTCAGTAATATCCTCAATGGATTCAACATCAAAGCACATCATTTCCTGATTGCTAAAATAAATAATCTGTCCTGTTTGTACCATTTAATCACTCCTTTTATCCAAACGCTACCTGTCCATTATTCTGCATATAAATCATCGGTGCAACTTTGCGTTCTCCAATTTTCAGATACGGACAATTTGCTTTCACAAGTGTTTCTGCCATTATTGGAACAACACTATTCCCAATTCTTGCTACCTGTTTTGCAATCGGGTAACTTCTCCATTTGTAATCCAGATCAATAATGTAATCTTTCGGAAATCCCTGCATCACCTTCAGTTCTTCTGGCTTTAGCATTCTGAGAAAAATATCTGAAATGATGTATTTCTCTCCGTGAATGTCAACCAGAACATTCACAAGTCCAAATCTGTCTTTTGTGGTAATAGTTCCAAGTGGTTCATTGAGTACCTGTCCACATCCTGTTCCGTAATACTTAACCAGAAATGCAGATATCACTCCGAAGTGACCAGGTGAAGTTGTTATCGTATGAAGTGGCTCATCACATCCTTGACCTATTCCAGTCTTGTAATATTTCGTAATAAAAGCTGTCACAAGTCCATATCTATTTGAGGTATCAATAGTCTTAATTGGCTCAGTCAGTAATTGCCCTCTGGAATCTCCTTGTCTGGTTTCCCCATGATACTGAATGATAAACGCCAGTGCATTCTTGTTCCTTACAATGTATGGCTCTGGATTATCAACGATATATTTCTTGATTCCATTTGCAATGCGTTTCTGTGTTGCTTCTGCCAGTGGTTTCTGGCGGTCAAATATACTTTTTCCTAAGTCCGACCAGTCAATGTAGTCTCCGCACTGCTCATATGGTTTCAGACCGTCCGTGTCAAAACGATTATGTGTATGCCTTGGCCATATTATCTGTTTGCCATCCCTACGAAACACTGCATACCAACGTTTTCTTGTGGTTGGTGCTCCATAATCCGCAGCTACAAGTTCTCGGCTGTCAAATTCATATCCAATATTTTCCATTGCTGAAATGAATTTTCGATAATCATCGCCAGTCTTTTCCTTGATCGGATGTCCTTTCTCGTCCAATGGCCCCCATTGTTGTATTTCTTCCACGTTCTCCATAATGATTACGTCTGGGAGAACTACCTTTGCGTGTTTATATACAGCCCATGGAAGAATGCGAAGTCCTTGTTTTCTTGGCTGACCGCCTTTAGCTTTTGAGTGACTTGTACAATCAGGGCTCGCCCACATCAATGCTACATGCTGATTTCCTACATATTTCTGCAAATCTACTTTGAAAATATCTTCTGTCAGATGTAGCGTTCCGGGATGATTAGTCTTATGCATTAGAATTGCATCTGGATCATGGTTAATTGCTATGTCAACAGGTCTACCGAGTGCCATTTCGATTCCTACGGATGCCCCTCCGCCGCCGGCAAAGCAATCTATAATTAAGTCTTTCATTTCATCTCCTAACTAAACGGAAATTCATCTTCCATACCGCCTAAATCCGGCACATCCATGAAGCTAGGCTCTGGCGGCGGTACTGGTCGTGTATCTGTTTCCTGTGTTTGTGGTGACTGGCTCTTTCTTTCTGCAAATTCATGTTCTGCAACAAGACAATCATTTGAGTAAACTTTTTCGCCATTTTTGTTCGTATAGTTTCCAGTCTGCCATTCTCCACGCACATTTACTTTCGTGCCTTTTTTAAGATATTTTTCTACGAATTCTGCATTTTTTCCAAGACATACGCAAGTGATAAAGTCAGATTTTCTTTCCGTGTTCTTTTTTACTCTTCTCTCTACAGCCAAAATATATCTTGCAATTTTTGTGTCATTCGTTCCCATTCTGATATCTGGATCAGCAGTTAATCTTCCAGAAAGAATAACAATATTCACAATTTATCACCTCTCAATCTGAATGTCGCATCTGATAAGTGCATGTTTGATTTTCTTTGTATTCCCTGTTACAATTTCTTCTTTCCCGATAACAAAGGAAATATCATCTTCTGTTACGTCAAATCCTTTTGTCTTGATGTGCTCAACAAGGATTTCTTTGATTTCCTCTGCACAAATTCCGATTGTAATTTCCAATGGTGTTACCTCCCTGGTTTGTAAGCTGGTGGCATTGGCTGCCATGCAATGACTGGGTAATATGCAAAGCCATATGCCTCTACGCTTCCCCATTTACCGTTCCCTAAATATGTAAGACTTGTTGGAAGAACAGCTCCCTTAATTGTAACCGCATATTCTTTCCAATCTCCCTGTGGTTCTTCCTTGTTTGGTTCTGGCGGTAACTTTAAATCTGTTGGAATCCACATATCCGCAGAGCTGTAGGAACAAATCAGTTCTTCAACTTTCTTGATTGCATCATTCCAGCCTTTGTCGTACTTGCATTCCTGTTCAGAAGGTTCTGACTTTTTCAGTTTATCAAGTGTTTTTAAGAAGATTTTCATTAATAATCATTCTCCTTTCAATCATTCAGTCGAATTGTTTTCCTTATCATCTTCAACTGCTTTCCAAATACAATCCATAACAGATGCATAATCAAGCAGTATTTCTCTTTCTCTGATGTTTCTTCCGTCTTTTTCATGCCAATCTCTCACTATATAAAGTTCGGCATTTGCAGAAAGAATATCTGTTTTCATGTCCCAGTATTTAATATGAATTTCATAAGCTGCATTTTCAGAAATTGGATTTACATAAATTCCTTTTGTTACTTCTTTCCAATCTTTCAAACCAATTGTTGCCATCTATTTCTCCTTTCAGAACGGACATAAATCCAATTTAATTTCCAGTCTAGGCGTTGCAATCTGGACGAGTGCATCATCCCAAACAACTGCTTCTTTTATCTCTTTCAAAATCTGTTCCGGGTCAGCTGCTTCATCACTCAAATGCACCAATGTTACCGTCCGTAATGCTGCCGTATGATTCGTATTTACTAAGCTTTTGCAAGTATCTAGGGAACAATGCCCTTTAAGCCTGTGCGTGTAATTTTCAGCTGTTTTGTCAACTAATTCTCCACAATAGTTACATTCAATAACTAAGTGGTTCAATCGCATTGCCTTGAAGTTGTACTTGCAGTATTCAAAGTCAGTCATGTACAACAACTTTCCCATTTCTTCATGTTCCACGATGTACCCATAATTGAAACATGGAATAAGTTGCCCTGTGTCCTTATCCCTTGTAGTATGCGGTAAATAGAACGGTATTACAGTGAACGAGCCAACCCGGAACGGTCTTTTCTCTGGAACTCCTTTCATTAGCTCACCAGTGATGATTTGCAGATGCTCTACAGTTTCATCATTGGTGTAAATCTGAATGCCTAAATTCATCAGATTTTTAAATGATTCACGGTGATCACCGTGTTCATGGGTAAGAAGCACGCCCGAAACATCACTTATTCTGTAATCAATAGCTTTTAAAATATCTTTGTATCTGCATCCGCAGTCCAGAAGAAGCATTTCTCCGCTGTTGGATTTCAAAACATAGCAGTTTCCGTGGGTACTCCCTGTGTTTACTACTCGCATGAACATTTTTCATCACCTCTTTTCATTCTTTTCTTAACATCCAAATCCATGCTGTGGCATAATTTAATACAATTCCCATGCAGCATATTGTTTTTACACGCATTATATTTTTCTTGAAATTTTTCTTCTGTCATTTCGCCATTATTCACAGCTCTAATCCAATTTCGAATCTTCCTGTGTGTTTTTCTTTTTTTATCTCCTCGAAGTTTTCTAATATATTTCCCATCGGAGGTTACATAATGGTGAAAGCCAAGATAGCACAATCCCATTCTAAATGGCACAATCTGTGATTTAGTATTCAATTTTATTTTAAGGCTTTCGGTCATAATCCGGATAGCTTCAAGTATTTCTCTGGCTTCTTCTTTACTTTTACAAATCACATAGAAATCATCATTATACCTTCCGTAATGCTGTATTCCGTATTCAATTGTTATCATTTGATCCAACGAATGCAGTAACAGTAAAGCGTATTTCTGATTAACTTGATTTCCAAGTGGAAGTCCTGGATTTTCGGCGCTGTCAATAAATAGATGATTTAACCATACTGTAAATTCATCATCAAAATAGTAATCCACCACGTCTTTCATGATTTCATGATCTATGCTGTAAAAATATTTACGAATATCGCATTTTACAATCCAGCCATTTAAACCATTTTTACTGTAAAATTCCAACATATGATCTCGCAGACCATCCATTGCCATATAATGACCTTTTCCGATTTGTCCTGCTGTGTTCCATTTTATAAAAATATTATTTAATTTCGGCGTAAGAATGTAGTCTGAAAAGCATCTCTGTACCGTCTTGTCTTTGAAAGAACACGATTCTATGATGCGTTCTTTCGGCTCATATATTTTGAATTTATTATACGGTGCTATGGAATACGTTTGATTTTCCAATTGTTCCTTCAATGTTTGGATTCCTTCCAACGCCATAATAGAAAACCTGGCAGTGCCGGAATTGAATTTCTTATCTGCCTTAACTCGTTTGTAAGATGAATACAAGTTTTCAAAATTTGCCACAATTTCTTTATCCATTTATTTTGTTCCTTTATATTTATCCATTGCGGAAAGGTTATGCATTTGCTTGTATCTATTCGGATTTCAGCTTTCTGCTTACTCTGTCTGCCTGTGATACAGGTTGGGCGAACACCGTTGTCATTGTTGCAGTTATTGTTGTTGACGTTACCCGAGGAGGAAACAACGGCTCTACAACGCATAACCTATAAAAATCATCTGTTTCTGTCTTTTGTTCTCCAAGCAATCGCCATATGCTTAATATCTGTAACCATTTTCGACCATGTCTCCATACTTCCCGAATTAATGATATTAAGCTCGTATGAAAGCTCTATATAAAAGAGAAGTTCATCACAATATGTAATTGCTTTTGTCTGTAATTCTAGCCTTTCTCTCTTATAATCTTTCAAATCTGTTCGATTGGCTTCAAAGAGCTTAGCGTGTATTTCGAGCGATTTGTTCTGCATTTTATCAACTAAAGAAAATCTGAATTTCTTAGGATATCTCCTCGCGTTACTGGTTACTATAAGCGTGTGCTTTGCTAACTGCTTGGCTTTTATTATCACCTGTAAATCTTCATTTGCCATTATTAATCCTCGTCTGATTCAAAGATTGAAGAGGAAAAGATACAAACTGGGCGAACACCGTAGACACTGTAGCAGACATTGCCGTGGACGTTACCCGAGGAGGAAACAACGACTCCGCTCTTAAAATAATCATTGTAAGGTGTACTCCATGGTGTAATAAGCCACCACCATTTATCCATATTTGGCAAATATTTCCTGTATTTTCTGTATTCATCCACGGTTAAAAGTGAAATCTTATCTCTACAAGTTCCATATTCAGTCTGCCCGTCCAATGCCAACAGGTTACGGTCAAATTCAACAACTGCATTTCCATCGAAAGGCGTATTAATTTTTTCTAAAAATGATGTGTTTAATTCTTCTCTTAAAGAACTTTCTTTCCAATTGCTGGAATCTGAATCAAACATTCTTGTTTTACCATAAAAACTATTTAAAATTGCAAAATATCCATCCGGAAGCTTGTCCAGTATTATCCATTCCATACCGGAAATTTCAACCACTTTCCCGGGTTTCGGAGTGCCCATGTGTTTCTTTTTGTAATCCTCGAATTCCTCTGTAATTCTTTTTATTTCTGTCTCAAAATATTTCAAATCTTTTTTCATTTTTATTCCTCCACTTTAGATACAAAGAGATTAGATTTTAAGATACAAACTGGGCGAACACCGAGGACAATGTAGCAGTTAAAGCTGCAGACGTTACCCGAGGAGGAAACAACGGCAACGCTACTCCATCCGCGTTCTTTTGTTGACCAAGATGTACATGTCCAATACCAGTCATTAAGTTTTTTGTTCGGAGTTAATTCCGTATATTTTCTTGCTTCATCAAATGTAAGAGGTCTGATTTTACATTTCACCGAAACGCCTGTATTCTGACCGTCGACCGTAATAAGATCTGCTTCATGTGTTTCAATATTCTCCGCACCAAATTCCTCTTCAAAATTCGCTAAAATTTCCGTGTCACAAAGTTCTTTTAATTCAGACTCTAAATAATCTGCATTATCCCCGAATTTTACATTTTCTTTTACAAGGTCAAAAGAAACTATCTTGGTGGTATTTTCATACTGTTCCAACACTTTGTATTTTCTTTTACCTGTAGTTTGGAATACATCACCAGGGTTCAACTCTGATAATTTGATTTTCCCACTTTTCTCCTGCTTCTCTAAAAGTTCAACCCGTTCTTTTGCTTTCTTTAAAATTTCATTCATAACTATTATCCCTCCTAGTTTTCCTCATTCACTACAATACCGCCATGGATAATAACTCTCTTTCCGTCCGAATCATCAAAGTAAACTTCATTTTCGGATTCGGAAACATCGAACTTCCCAGACCAGGACTTGATTTTACCGCCGTTGTAATCGTAAACAGTTACGGTACGGTTCAAACCACCGTCAATATCACTGGACAGTGATTTTAATGATCTGCTACAGGAAGAACAACCACTAAACATTGTAATTGCTGTAATCCCTGTGATTAATACTGCTGTCTTAATACATTTATGCTTCATTTTGGCTCTCCTTTTACATTGTAAGTCGGATTATAATGAGCACCACAAATATAATAACATTTAAAAGAATAATTAAATTGGTTCGATTGTATTCATTTTTTCGAATAAAAGTTACTATCCATCCCAAAAGTGCTATTGAAAGCAAAATAATAAGCACAATTGTGGAAGCTTCCATCCTACATTTCCTCCTGGCTCATAAATGACGGAATTTCTGTTTCCACTGGCTCTGCTGCCGGAACTGGTTCTTTCTCTGTTGTTTTTACGGTTTCGGCTACGGTTGGCTGCTTTGGCTTTTCTTCGATTACTTCTGGTTGTGGAATGAATTCTTCTGTGTTTGCGTTCTCACTAATTTCATAAGCAACGTCTTGTTCAATAATATCCTGTTTTGGAATATCCTCTGTATTCTCGTCAGCTTCCTGTACAAAAACATCACCGTGGCTGTTGATAATCTGCTTTAATGCACGATTGATAACTGTTTTCTTTGCCATTTGATCGGTAAACTTCTGGTGTGTTCCATTGCCGTTTTCTTTGTACCCATAGCCCTGTAACCAAGATTGTTTGATCTGCTTCATATTCATAACTTCCAGGTATTTTGTTCCATCTTCCATCTGAACTACTGCATATGCGCCAAGGATTTTATCATTATCAATATTCATAAAATCCTGTTCGTGGGAATCCAGTACCTTGTTTCCATCTTCAATGTGGTATTTGAACTTATCTCCTTGGTAGATGATCTCGGCGTGAATATCTTTCATTCCGTATCTTCTGGCTATTGTAATGTTTCCGAAGTAAGACCTCTGGAACTGGCACTGACTGCCATAACTAATAAAATAGCCCTGCTTTTTCTGCACCGAAAGACCAAGTGTTGCCATGTTCATAAGGCTATTTGCAATGCTTGTGGATGTGCAAGATTCCAGAATTGGTTTATTATTTTTATCTTTTGTCTCTTTCAGAGTTAAATACGCTCCCATCAGTGCATTGCTTAGGTTGTAGTCTTTTGGGAACGAAAGACCATATTCGCATTTTTTTTCAAGCTGCTTAACCAATCCATCAATGAATGAGTTGTTGATTACAATTGCCGCCTGTTGTTCTCCTGTTGTTGCTAACTGTGTTTTTCCTGCCATATCAATTCTCCTTTTCTCTCTTTATTGCTTTGCAAAATTCTCCTTTTTTAAGTAACATTAATACTGTTCTTAAAGTCATGCTTTTTATAACTTCAATGTGTTTGGTGTGACCATACAATAATACCCATTCTTGCTCAGATAATGTATTCAAGTCGGTAATCGGTTCACCTGGAATAAATTGTCTTTTAGACTGCAAATAATATTTATGTTCTTTTCTCCATTCACAACTACTGCATTCTGGTTTCAATGCCGGAATCCTATGTTTAGTTCGTTTATCATAATAAGAACTGGCGCAGTATCTACATGGGTTTCTTTGAACTGCCATTTACTTTTTCCTTTCATTTATATTTTCCCAGTGGCATATGAAACAGAATGAATATGCTTTAGTTTCATATAATGTGCTATTCTGTTCTGGCTTTTACTATACTTTCCGGGCATTCACCCGGATTCATATACCACCGATAGCTACCTAATTAAATGATTGTTACATTGTCCGGGTTGATGTGATATCTGCCGTATCCGTTTGCTCTCTGAGATCCAATTCCAATGTATTTTCCAGTTGTTTCAATGAGTTGAATAATTGTCTCAACTGGGAAAACTGCGTCTGGACAAGATATAGTAATTTCTGTCGACCAGTTTTCAAATACATTTGCATTGCAAACAACTGAAGAGCCTCCTACCCCTTTAGTTGGGACAATTGAACTTTCAATATATACTGAAGCAAATTTAATAGGGTGTATAAATTCATCAACTGATAATGCTCTTGTGATATCTGTTCCATTCTTTCCAGTGCTTTCCTTTAAGAATGTTACAAAACTTTCTTTGAATGATTTCTTAAATGCCTGTGCCAAAATACACGGACGGTTGGTTTCCATATAATGTTTCCATTCTTCCTCTGTGTATAACATAATATTTTCGTCATGATATTCAATTGGTTTTTCCCAATGAATACCTGTAATCAATCCCTCCCATAAATTTTTCCCCTGGCTATAGATTTCTGGCATTTTAGATCCTTTGTCATGGTTCTGTTTCCAACACTCTGACATCTCGTAATATCTGCTTTTTGCATGAAGAATGAGAGGTGTATCTCCAATCAGCTCCATTTTTAAAGTTGTTGTTGATAAAGTTTCAATTGTAAATGAATATTTCTTTGCTTTTGCCATGTTGCTTTCCTCCTAAAACAAATGATTTAATTTATAGTTTTTGTTTGCGCAAACACTCAAACAGATTAGTAACGCTATGCTGTAATGTAATGTTTTATACTGTCATGTTGTGTTCTGTTCTGCGAAACTAATCCGCTTGAATCTTTGTGCAAACTCCAAATGTACTTAGCAAGCAGTAGAAAGCTTGTCTTGTGTTGTGCTATTGTTTACTGTATTATTTTGTTCTCACATATAAGATTTTATGGTTTCCTATTATGACAGTTTCTACTGCCAACTAAATACATTTGGTTGAGTTGAACACTCGGTAGGTAACGTGAAATATGCTATAATATCATGTAGTATCCTATTCTATATTGCCCTATGGTATCGTTTTTTGTCCTGGTAACATTTTCATGTCACCTACCCAATATTCAATTTCGGAGGGCTGCTTTGCAGACGATATAAAAGTCATATTGTCTTGTGCTGTAGTGTTTTGTCTTGCGTTGTGTTATGCTGTAGTGTTCTGTTATGACGGTTATACCGCCTATAAAACAGTCCTCCGTTGAAGTGTTGTGTTGTATTGTTTTGTAGTATGCTATTATTTCCTGTTCTATGTTTTTTTGTCCTATAGTAAGTGTTCACAACACTTGTCACTCTGCATAAGCAAACGGTATACTGGGTTATAATGTTTTGTTCTTTATTGTACTATTATGCGGTTTTCTGTCCTTCTACTTATGCAGACTGATAAATGCTGTGGTTTCCTACGCTCATAAACCTGTAAAATAGGTAATTATAGTGCTTTATTGTTTTATAGTTTCGTGTTTCATATTGTGCTATTCTGTAATTTCTTCCTGTTTTACAGGCATATAAACGTAGGAATTTCGCCGCTACTGCACTCATAAGCCAGCAAGAATAAGGTGTTTTGCTGTGCTATTTGATATTATGTATTGTCCTATTTAGCAATATAATGTGCCATAATATAGTTTGATTTCTTCCTACTCTTGTAGGCATATCAGTACAATAGCGGCATTCATGTTTAACTAATCAATTCCCAAACCTCTTCATATTCAGAAATATTCTGGTATTTCTGTTTCACTGACAAAAGTTCATTCCGGCAACGTTCTAAAAGTGCTTCGTATTCATCTGGCTGTTTCAAAATAAGCTGTGTTGGCTTGTATCCGCTTTTTCCATCTGTCTTGTAAAACACTCGAATTGCTGTCGGTTTTTGCTTATTATCAATATCCTGTTCCACGATTTTTAACTGACAAACAATCAGTCTGGCTTCGTGGATTCTGTATTTTTCAGCTGCTATGGAATCATCCCATGTGAAGCATTTATGTAATTCTGTACTTTCGTCCCTCGCTTTCTCAAGAATCTGCTGTGGTGTAGCCGATTCCATCTGATCGCAAATTTCCATGATTTCAGATGCACATTTTGTAGCATCTGCCTTGAAAAAATGTTTTCCCCATGTTGCTGTTAGCATTTTCCCCTCCTGTTTATCAGATTACTTTCAAATCCCCATCTGTCACTCTTAGCACAATCATCTGCCTGTCTAACATAGGTATCCTGCTTTTGTCAATGCTCTCAGAATCATCAATCCAAATCGGAAGATTCAGACCGTTCATTTCCTGTAACCCATTCAGTAAATCAACCTCGCAAAGAATTTTGTCGGAATGATTCAATCCGCTATTGTAGTCGATTCCATTACAGATCATCTTGCAAGTCTCCACTGGATTTCCCTCAATCGTGTAATCAAGGAAACTGAACTGAAAATGATGGAAAAATGGATTGATTTTCTCAGCCAGTGCCTTATTCTTCTGAATTGAGAAGTTAAGAACGGTGTCAATGTTCTTTTCAATATCAACTTGAACTTGTCCAAGGTTTTTCAGTTCCTCATTCAGTTCGGCTACTCGCTTTTCTTTCTCTGTGACTGCTGCCTGTGCAATCTTAATGTCTGCATTCACATTGGAAATCTGTTTCATAACATTGCTGATCTGCATTCTCAATTCCTGTTTCTTTCCAGGAACATCATCAAATGATTTCAGTTTCTCTTCAAGTTCTGCAATTCTCGCTGTAACCGCAAGATATTCTTCATCATTTGTCATATCTACAGATTCTGGAAGCTCCGTAAATTTGGACTGTTCTTCCTCAATCTGTTTAGTGAGTTCAGTAACTTCATCCTGTGCTACGCCGATTTCTGACTGTAATTTGCTGATTTCCTCGTTAGTTTTCTTTAATTTTGCAGAAGCAGAATTTCCAAGGTCGCAAGTTCCTTTTAACTGGTTCTGTTTTGTTGATTCCCAGTTTTGCTTTTTGGTTAATTCATTTTCAATTCTGAACTTCTTCTTTTCTTCAAAGGAAGCTCTCAATTCGGAAATTTGTTCTTCTGGCAGTTCCTGCCCACAGGTCGGGCAAATGGTATCAGAATCATTGAATGTTTCGGATTCAATAGCTTCCAGTCCAGAATCATCCCACTCCATTTCTTTGATTCTCGGATAGTCCTGTCTGGCTCTATCCAAGTCAGCTTTTGCTTGTTGTGCTTCCCTTATGTGGTTATTCAGTTCCATTCCAATAATACGAATGCTTGATTCCTTTTCTGATTTTTTTAACCTAAGTTCGGAAACTGTATCAGAAATGAATTTTTGTCTGGCTCTTAACCATTCATTCGCCTTGCTAACCAGACCATCCCTGGAAGATTTCAAACCACGGATTTCATATGAAAGGCTGTCATAGCCTTTTGCTGAATCTTCAAGAATCCGTTCCTGTTCTTCCAGTTTGGAAAGTTCCGCATTAAGCTCCTGTTTTTTGGATTCTAAGGAGGAAGTATCTTCTGCTTCAACGCTTCGATTGGTTTCATATGCAATCTCCGTGTTTTTGGCATCCACCTTTTTCTTCTGTGCATTCAGTTCCTTTCGGAGCTTCTTCAATGTATCTTCTACGGAATGCCCCTTTGTGATTTCTTCCACATGAGCGTACTGTGGATTCTCTTCCATAAACTGAGCAATATCGAAACCAGACATCTTTTCCAGTACCTTCCTGGATTCTGCTGTTGACTTCTGTAATGTATCCAGAAATGGTTTTGGATTGCTGCACATCAGAAGCGTTGAAGGCTCTGCTATTGACTGGATGAACTCGGTATAATCCTTTGATTTAGCCGGGAATCCGTCAATTTCATAAGAAGTTTCATTTCCATCGAATACCTCTTCAGACTGCCCTCTTGGTTTTCTCCACTTCTGCTTTGTGATTTTGCGGATCACTTTTTCTTTTCCATCAATCACAAGCGTAAGCTCTCTTATAACATCAACCTTTGGCACTTCCACGCCATTTTCTTTTCTGCGAATAGAAGTAGGTTCTGTACCATTCGCCATCTTACCTGTCAGAACGTCCAAATATGCGTCCTGTAATGTGGATTTTCCTTCTCTGTTTCTGCCAGAAATCTCTGTTCTTGGAAACAAATCTACAGACTTACTCGGAAACTTCTTGTAATTCTCCAACGAAATCTTTTTCACTTCCACCTTCATGCTCGATTATCCTCCCTATTGATACCTCATATGCAGTTCTAAGCTCCACTTCATCACCAGATAATTTTTTATGATAAATCCGGCTCTGGATTCTTCCGATTATGCTTACGTAATCACCGACCTTGAAATTAGCAGCTTCTCTGGCTTCCTTCCACCATGCTATACATGGGATATAATCTGTTCTTCGCAAGTCATATTCATTGCAAGCAATCATCAAATCACAGATTTCTTTTCCGCTTGGTGTTCTGCGGTAAATAGGTGGTTTGCAAAGATAACCTTCCAGAATGATTTTGTTTTCCCCTTCTGCGCTCCCATCACCATTTCCACACCAAATTGTTTCCGCTTTTATTTCAAGAATCAAATGTAACTTTCCACTTTCATATTTGTTAGAAGAACTGTATCTTCCTTCAACATAGACGTGTTTTCCAATCTTTAAACCTTCCGTCTGCTTTTCTTCAACAATTACTGGAAGCAAATCCACATTTCCACTGGTACGCTTTGCACCAATATAAAATCTTACAAACTTTTCTCCGTCCTTAAAAAACGTTCCTGGCTGAATATCCATTATTACGCCATATATCTGAACTTCATTCTTATTATTCTTCATCCTCCAATTTCTCCATTTCTTTTACGGAAATCTCATATACACTTTCCGTTTCTTCCCCATTAACATAAACATCACGGCTCATTAACCTGCCAGTTACTTTAATGTAATCATTCCTTTTAACGTCTACCGCCAGATCAGCACCTTTTCCCCATAAAGTGCAGCGAGTAAAGTCGGTTCTTTCCGAAAAATCCCTTGGAATTGCCACGAAAAGATTTGAAACTTTCCTGTGCGTTACTGGTGTAAGTTTTGCATATGGCTCTTTCGTGCAACTTCTGGCAACAAACTCTACTTCGTTTATATCGCCATCCGGAACCTGTTCATCCAGGATTTCCACTTCATCAGCTGCGATATAATTAACATTGTGGTGCTTATTTGGATTTTTAGAAGTGTCCATGCTCCTGATTGCTCCTGTTACCACAACTTCTTTTCCGTTATAATCATTGTCACGTACAATGGAATCTTCTATAACGATTGGAAACATATCTACTGCACCGCTTTTACGAATAACTGTCAGCATGAATTTGTAATAGTATCTTCCGTAATGTTCGTGGCTAAATACTATTTCCCCGGCTCTTCCGGATAATCTTACTTTATTTAATCTTTGCATTTACTTCTCCTCCATTTCTAATATAATAGGAAGAAAAACCATTGAGAATAAGACTGTTGATACGAAGAACACCCCGATAATATCAAATGATGTAAGTATCCATGTGATTGAGAAGATTACTGTAAACATCCCTATTCCTACAAATATTTCTCCTATTGTCTTTACCACCTCTTTCATTTTTTCCTCACTTTCTTCTGGATGTGGTTACTGCAAGTGCAGCTGCCAGAATAGCGATAATTATATTTCTTGCCATCAACTTTTCTTCCAGATCAGCAATGATTTCGCTGGAAAGTGGCTGATTTTCGCCATTTTTTTGCATAAAAAGTCCTCCTGTTATATTTTTGTTTGTCAAATACAGGAGGTTGTGTTATAATAATCCTGTATTTAACTAACTCATTCTTAGTTAGATACACCGTCCTGGTTGGTGTGACAGCACCTTCCAGGACACTTAATCTGCTTCTACAAATGTTCCATCTTTCAGCGTATAGAAAGTATCTTCCTTGATATTTTTCCCATCTACTTTTTCGGATTTAACATCTACAATATGATATTCATAATTGATCTCTTTCCACTCTGATAAAACAATAAAACATCCAATTTTTCCTTTAGCTTTTGAATTAATTCCTGTAGCTAATGCAATACTTTCTTTTCCTTCTACAATTGCCGCTGACTGATCTCCGGTATTGGTTGCCGCTGACCAATTTCCGGTATTGGT